CGCACAGGGCAACATTTTGAACATCGTCCGGGAATGGTAAATTTCAGTGTTGTAGGTAGAGGCGCAGACAAAGAACAACGTGCTCGATATGTAGAATACGATAATAAAAAAGCCGAAAGACTGAAAATAGCACACAGTTTTAATGTGATGTTTCCAGAGCTAGAAGCAAAAGTAGGCGGAGAAACAGGAATAGATATTTCGCCTAAAGGCTTTGATAAAAGTCAAATACTAACTGACTTCGATCTAAATAAAGACACAATAATCTTCTTTGGCGATGCAATGCATATAGGAGGCAACGATGAGCCTTTAGCAACGGCCAATAAAAATGGTATAAATTATCATGTGCAAGATTGGAAAGACACATGGAGGAAATTAAATGAAAATTTTGATAACAGGTCATAAAGGATTTATAGGCACACAACTTTGTAAGTTCTTAAAAGAATACGATATTATAGGTCTTGATGTAAAAGAACATGAAGATCAAGATATACTAACTTGCGAATTACCTGATGTAGATATGGTTATACACCTTGCTGGTATAGGCGGTGTTAGAGAAAGTATGGATGATCCAAAACGCTATTGGTATAATAACGTAGAAGGCACAAAGCGTATACTAGAAAGATATAAAAATATACGAGTTCTAGTTGCAGGATCGAGTTCACAATACGAACCGCATCTTAATCCTTATGCTGCAAGTAAAAACATAATTGAATATATACCACACCCAAATGTTTGCTTTATGAGATTTCATACTGTTTACGGTGATGTTCCTAGAGCAAATATGTTTTTTGACAAACTGTTAAACAATAAGCTTGAATATGTTACTAATCATGAAAGAGATTTTATACACATAGAAGATTTGTGTAATGCTATCGGAATGATTATGAATGACAATAGAATACAAGGTCCTATTGATATTGGCACCGGAACTTGTGTAAAAATTTCAAATATAAGACCAGATTTGCCTATTCGCCTAAATACACCGGGGGAAAGACAAAGGACACAAGCTAATATTATGAAATTGTCAAGTTTAGGATTTAAACCAAAACACACTGTAAAAGAATTTTTAAAAAATAAAGGTTTCTTGTATGAAGAAATTTGATGCAGTTTTGTTAGTTGATTGTTGGACTCCGAATTTTTGGAAAGATGAAGTTAGAGCAAGAAACCAAAGAAAGTTTCATAGTAATCTTTTATCTTTTTTAAGAACACAAGAATTTGATCAAGTGTTATTTGCAACAAAAGGATTACCTCTCCATATAACTGATCCTCGTTTAAAATATAAAGTACATAGCAAAACAAAATCTAATAGAGAATTACATGTTGAAGATGTTGTTTCGTATTATGATTTATATAAAAATTTGCAAGATAAAAGTAATATACTTTTTGGCGGTGCAGCATGGAAAAACTGTGTTCATGGAAATCATATAGGATTGTATGAATTAATGGATGAAAAAAATCTTACAATTCTTTCACATCCTTCTATGGTAGATAGTTCTATTGACAACGAAGAGCCTATTACTAAACAAGACTTTGAAAATGATTGGATGATTGAATGGTTGGAACGTGGCGATGGTTTTTATCATGCCGCCAGGCATAGAAAGCGTATAACAAAGTCTTTTAGAAAAATAGTTGACAAAACATAAAAAACGTAATATAATAAATTAAATCAATGGAGAAATACAAATGAAAGATATCTTACAAGACGTAGTTGCTCATACTCATGCACTTGGTTTTCTTAGCCTTGTAAAAGTTAGCAATGACGAAGGCACAGCAATTGATTCGATGGCAGAAGATCGTAGTGTGATTTTGTCAGCAGAAACAGCAACACCAGTAGTAGAGTTTGTAGGCACGTTTGGTATGCCTAATCTAGACAAACTGTCGTTGCACTTAAAAAATCCTGAGTACAAGGACAATGCAAAGATTGAAGTTGTGCAAGCAGAACGCAATGGTGAAACTGTTCCAACACACATTCACTTTGAAAATGCAGCTGGTGACTTCCAAAATGATTATCGCTTTATGAACAAAGCAATCATTGAGGAAAAACTAAAGACTGTAAAATTCAAAGGTGCAAGTTGGAATGTAGAGTTCACTCCAAGTGTTGCAAGCATTGCACGTATGAAACTTATGAGTGCAGCACATAGTGAAGAACCTACATTTAATGTTACAACTAAAGAAGGTAATCTAGTGTTTAGCTTTGGTGATGCAAGTACACACGCAGGCGAATTTGTTTTCCAACACAGCGTAGAAGGTGCTCTACAGCATACTTGGAGTTGGCCAGTTGCACAAGTACAATCTATTTTAAATCTTGACGGCGATCTAACTATGAGTATTTCGGATCAAGGCGCTATGAAAATCACAGTAGATTCTGGTATGGCAACATACGATTATATCCTTCCAGCGCAGAGTAAGTAATATATGCGCAAAGACTTAACTGCTTCACAAAACGATTACGCAAGATTTCTTCCAGCATTAAGTGGCTTTTATGCCACTTATGTGGGGAAACAGCGTTATGACGAATATGTAGATAAGTCGCGAATCCCTTCAAACTTTACACACGGTGTTGAAAGTCTAAATTATTTAAACAAACAAGAAGGACAGTTCCAATATCAATGGACACTGTACTCTGCAGGACATGCAGAACTTGATGTTAACAAACACTCACCTAAAGAAGATATGGTGCGTAATAGAGATAGACAAAATTCGTGGATACTAGGCGACTCAGGTGGTTTCCAGATCGGTAAGGGTGTATGGGAAGGTGACTGGAAGGATCCTAACTGTCCTAAAGCACAAAAGAAACGTGACGGTGTGTTGCGTTGGATGGATGCTTATATGGACTATGGCATGATCCTTGATATTCCAGCTTGGGTTGCTCGTAGCCCAGCGGGTGCAAAAGCAACAGGCATTAGTTCCTACGAAGATGCAGTAGCCGCAACTCGTATTAATAATGATTATTGGATGAAAAATCGCACAGGTGCTTGTAAGTTTTTAAACGTTCTACAAGGTGAAAATCACGCAGACGCAGATGACTGGTATGAGCAGATGAAAGACTACTGCGACCCAGTTAAGTATCCTGACAATCACTTTAATGGTTGGGCAATGGGTGGTCAGAATATGTGTGATGTACATTTAGTACTCAAACGTATTGTTACACTATATTTTGATAATTTACTGCAAAAAGGTGTACACGATGTAATGCACTTCCTAGGTACATCAAAACTAGAGTGGGCTTGTTTGCTTACTGACATTCAACGTGCAGTACGGAAAAATTATAATGAAAACTTTACTATTACTTTTGATTGTGCTAGTCCTTTCTTGGCAACCGCGAATGGACAAATCTACATTCAGAATGAGACTGAAGACAGAAGCAAATGGACGTATCGTATGGTGCCGTCAGTTGACGATAAGAAATATGCTACAGATCAACGCTTGTTTAGAGACGCTGTTATATCAGATGGGATATTTAAAAACTTTGAAGACTCCCCGCTTACAGCCGAACTTAAAGTATCAGACGTTTGCACTTATGCTCCCGGAGATCTGAATAAGATAGGCAAAGAAGGAAAAACATCTTGGGATAGTTTTTCATATGCGATCCAAATGGGTCATAATGTATGGAGTCATATTAATGCAGTCCAAGAAGCAAACAGACAATATGACAATGGAATTGTTCCTCGGATGCTTGTTCAAGAGCGTTTTGACAGAGTTCTATTTAGAGATGTTGTGGACGAAATATTTGCAATTGACAACAAAGAAAAGGCACTTGCAAAGATAGATGAATATAGTCGCTTTTGGATGGCAATACCTGGTACTAGAGGTGCTATTGGTAAAAAAACTGTAAATGCTAGTACACACTTTAATGCACTTTTTGAGATTGAAGAACCTGAGGTCCAAGACCTTGACGACGGTGAATTTACTGAAGATCAAGAGCATAAGTTGGAGGAATTAGTGGATGAGCAATTATGAAGCTGAAGAAGATAAACTTCGTGCGCATTACGAAGAGCTTGAGCGCAAACACAGAGAGCTTGATACAGAATTAATAGAGCGTTATAATAATGCTACAGTGACTGATGAAGTTCGCAGAATGAAAACTATGAAACTTTATCTAAAAGACGAAATGCATCGTATTAATGCTTACTTGATACAAAAAGGCTTAGAATGAAAAGAGATTACAAAACAGGAGAGCACGACAATATTGTGTTCTTTACAGGCATTGAAGTAGAGCGTACCCCTGCTTATGGTAAAAAAACTTTATTTGTAACAGGCGTACAAAAAATAGATGACATTATAGATCACTATGAAAAAGAACAGTGCGAACACATTTTCTTTGGTGCTAATCACTCATTTAATCCAGGCGTAAATTTTCCTGAAGACGCAAATAACTGGGACACATGGGAAGATATGATTATGTATTTTGTACAACGAGGCATACCTTGTACACTAGATCTTCCGCTTGATCACGCAGAAGGATTACTAGAAACTCAAATGGTTGAAACAGACTTGTTCATTCCGCAGATTCGTATTCCAATTCCTTATATTAAACAATTTGGTTACAATACTATGGTAAAGATTGATGACAAGGACTTTCGTTCATCAAATCCAGGTGTTTGGTGTCATAGGCTACACAATCTAATGGACGATAGAAAATTCACTGATTGGAGTGAATACGGACTTGACAAACCTCTATAAAGAAAGTATAGTAATAATATGCAAGAACGATATTATGAATATATGAAACGTAGAATGAAAGAAGAAGATAATAAAATGCAAAATGCAGAAAGAAGTATTTGGGTAACCTTTACAAAAGAAGGTGTACATATGTATCCAGGTGCTGATAAAGATCCTAAACTAGCAACAGGCGAATGGGATGACGTAAGTTTCTTAGGTATTCCCCATCGTCACATTTTTCATTTTCGTGTTCGTATTGAAGTATTTCATAACGATCGCGATATTGAATTCATTCAGTTTAAACGCTGGATGGAACGGTTGTATGCAGAAGTAGATAGTTCTACAGCAGTACTACAACTTAACCACAAGTCATGTGAGATGATTGCAGATGACTTGTATCAAGAAATTTCTGCAAAGTATCCCGGCCGCTTTGTAGAGATCAGCGTAGCTGAAGATAATGAAAACGGCTGTTCTATTTTTTACCCTAAGTCATAATAAGAGGATTATTAAAATGGCTAACAACTTTCCACCAGTAAAAAAGATTTTTGATGATTTGGATAAGTTTCGCGACTTCTGTCGCTTTGAAGGGAAACCCTTTGACGAAGCAGATCTGTATAATGATAAGTCATGGGTTTGGGGTGCATATAAAAAGCACCAAGGATGGTTAAGAGCAAAAGCTCGTAACAATAGTAGGAATCATGCTCAGCGGAGGAACTAATGACAATTTTTATTGTAGACATCGAAGCAGTTGACACACGCTATACCAAGCAGTGGAAGGAGTATCTTCCTGCTCAGCTTCAACGAGCTACAAATGAAAACGTAAAAGTTATTAGTGGTGGGGAAACGCCTCAGGCTACTACGCCTGGGGCATTTCTCAATTTTGGTGGCACCAATGTGTACAAGAGTAAACAGCTTGAACAAATTGGTGAAATGTTTTGTAAAGGTGAAGTGAAAGATGGAGATTATTTCCTATATACGGATGCGTGGAACCCAACTGTTATCCAGCTTCGCTACATGGCTGAGTTACTGGGCGTCGACATTAGAGTTGGCGGCCTTTGGCATGCTGGTTCTTATGATCCACATGATTTCCTAGGCAGGCTAATTGGTGACAAGCCGTGGGTACGTTATGCAGAACAAAGTATGTATGAATGCTATGATGATAATTTTTATGCAACAGACTTTCACATAGATTTATTTGCTGAAAGTTTAGACATAGATGACGATAAAACACATCGTGTTGGTTGGCCTATGGAGTATCTACGTAACAGTTTAGACAGTTACAAAGGTATGGAAAAACGAGATCTTATACTCTTTCCGCATCGTATTGCCCCTGAGAAGCAAGTAGATATTTTCCGTGATTTAGCAGAACAACTTCCCGAATACGAGTTTGTAGTCTGCCAAGAACGAGCTCTTACTAAGAACGAATATCACAACTTGTTAGGTGAAGCTAAACTTGTGTTTAGTGCTAACTTGCAAGAAACACTTGGTATTAGTTGGTACGAAGGAGCATTAGTTGATGCTATTCCTATGGTGCCTGACAGATTGAGCTACAGTGAAATGGCATTGCCTGAATTCAAATATCCTAGTACATGGACTGAAGATTTTGCAAGCTATCGTAAACATCGCAACGAGATGGTTGCACAGATACGTGAGTATATAGAAAATTACAACGATTTCCTTGTAGCACTTTATAAGCAACGTACTAAGTTGAATAAAGAATTTTTTACTGGAGCAGAATTATATGACGCAATCAAAAGATGATGATATAATAATCAGTGCAGACGATAATTTAGTAATAGATATAGAGGATTATTTAGCAGATACTATAGACATTTCTAATATTACATTAACAACACCTACCTATACAGTAGACACAGGTAGCTATAGTATGAATGACGGTACTGACACTTTTACATTGTCTGACACTATTTCGTTAGATGAAGGGCTTATTGATAGCTTAACAAATATTACATTTGATAGAGTAATTTTTGAAGATCATATGCCAGATCCAGATCGTATTAAGAAAATGTGCCAGCACTATCCTGCGCTTGATAAAGCATACGAAAACTTTAAGACAATATACAAAATGGTAAATCAAGATTATAAAGGTAATTACGAAGATGACGAAGACATTCCGTTCTAAATTTTTAAACTGGTTAGAGAAGTTAGGTCGTAAAAGAGTTATTATGGATAGACATAATAACGAACCATACCTTACTAGATACTATTTGTTTTTAAAAGAACGTAAATGGTTTCCATTTAACATATTTTTACACAACTTCCACAAAGGAGACTTAGATGATTTACATGATCACCCTTGGCCTTTTATCACTTTTATCATTAAAGGTGGTTATTGGGAACATACACCGAATGGTCGCTTTTGGCGTGGCGCAGGCACGCTACGGTTGGCCAGCTGCTATAGCCTTCATCGCGTTGAGCTTGAACCTGGCGTTGATGTATGGACTTTATTCATCCCAGGTCCTAAGTTAAGAGACTGGGGATTCTTGCGTAAAGGCGAATGGATTCAACACGAACAGTATATGAGAGAAAAATATGAACGTTAAAAAACATTATTATTCTTGGCAAGATGTAGAACGTGCCTGTGTAAACATTGCTCTACAGATGTACAAAGATAACTGGCGTCCTAACTATATTGTAGGTATTACACGAGGCGGCAATGTTCCTGCTACTATTCTTAGCAATATGTTAGGTGTACGTGGCGAAGCACTAAAAGTTAGTCTACGAGATAACTACGACGATGAGTCTAGCGAGTCTAACTGTTGGATGGCGGAAGATGCATTTGGTTATGTGCCTTTAGAAGACCAAGAAACATATAAATGTCGTTGGGATTTAAACAAGCGCAAAAATATTCTTGTTGTAGATGATATCAATGATACAGGTGCTACATTTAACTGGATCAAAGAAGATTGGCAAAGTAGTTGTTTACCGCATTCAGAAAGTTGGAATACTGTATGGCACAGCAATGTTCGCTTTGCTACTATCACAGATAACTTGTCAAGCGAGTTTAACGGTAAAGTAGACTACAGTGTACACGAAGTTAACAAAGCAGAAAAGGATGTATGGTTAGTATATCCTTGGGAAAATGTAGGAGGATAACATGGCAACGACAGAAGAAAAAAAAGAAACAGTTGATGTACTTAAAGGCGAGCGTTACTATCGTATCACAGTAAACGGCTATGGTGGCGAAGCAGCATACATCAATCTAACCAAAGAAGCATACGACTTTTGGAACGATGTCGTAGAAGAAAATGGCGACACTGATCTTGTAGGCTACATGGTAAGTGCGGAAGACGGTGACTTAGATGACTTAGAAGTGATTGTACCACCTGAAGCAATGTTTATGCAAGAAGAAACAGACGGCGAAGTTTATGCTTATCCATGGTATGAAGCACCTAATGAGTTTGTACATCAGTATGGTGCAAGCTGGAGTAGCTGTTATGTTACTATTGACGAAGTCGCAGACGACGAATATAGTAGTGCTCATGTAGCAAATGTTGTAGAAAGTACAGCATTTGATGAGTACTGTGAAAAAGTAATGGAAGACAACGATTATGAAATTGACCTTGTTGAATCGGACGAAAATCTTGAAGGCGAAGGTAACTATGTTGTACAGTTTTACTCAAGCGAAAAAGGTACGTTCTTCGATGGTACTATTACAACCTACGGTGACTTTGATCCAAAAAAACTAAAGGTTGTGTACACTGAATACCCTAATGGTGAAGACATTCTAACATCAATTGAATACGACGGTGTTGAAGTAGAAAATGCTGGCGGAGACACTAACGGAAAAGGATACTCTGCACATCTTTGGACGAATGTATAGTTGTTTCTATAAATCCACTTAAAAACACAAAATGTTTTGCAAGTATAGGAAAAAGTTCAGCATTCATGTCGCTTGCTATTTCATATGATGTAGATCCGATATCTTGATAATACCTTTTATTAATGCCATACTTTGATTTGTATCTAGGAAACACACCGCTAACGAATAAACAGGTATCACCAAGTGCTTTGGCTTGTCGTTGATCTTTAATAGTAAGGAACATTTCAGCAAATGTTGAATCAGGTGGAATATCATCGCGATCTACGAAATCACTCAGTAGCATCACAATATAAGCTTCTACATGCTGTGGTAAATCATATCCTGTCTGTCTCTGTGTGTCTTTTACCACATCATAGAAGGTATAGGTAAAAGAATCCTTCATATTGTATTTATTATTTGACATTACTATAAACATATGCTATTATAATAAAAAAGGTACCCGTTATGAAATATGATACACTAGAAAAAGCAAGGCAGGAAAATCGCGCTCCGTGGACAGACGTTATTGTAAACACAAAAGATTTTGTTGTGTATAGAGATAAATTTCCTGTGACACAAGGCCATACATTAGTAGTTCCAAAAATAAACAATGTAGATGAGTTGTTAAAATGTTTTAGATATGCTGTGTCTATGGGCAATGAAAATGTAGAAGCAGACAATAACATTACAGGCTATAATGTTGGTATTAATGTAGGAACAAGTGCTGGACAAACCTGTATGTATCCGCATGTTCATCTAATCTTTAGACGTGACGGAGATATGAAAGATCCTACTGGCGGCGTTCGTAATGTTATTCCTGAAAAAGGGAACTATAAAGAAACTACTGATTGGGAAAATCTTGCAGGACAAATGGCATAAAAAATTTATTATGCTTGACAAAAACCTAAATAAAGTATATAATATAAACAATAAGACATCCTCGTCTTTAACTCGGAGAATATAAGTTGAGCAAAGCATTACAAATTAAAACAAAACTAGAAGAAGCTGGCATTCGTTATTGGGCCGGCGACAACATTTCAGAAGTGTTGCAGAAAGGCGATATAGAACAATTAATAAAAGAAGCTACTCCAGCTTTTGAAAGTGTACTAGATGCACTAGTAATTGATCGCCATACAGATCCTAATTCAAAAGGTACAGCACAACGTCTTGCTAAAATGTACTTTAATGAGATTATGGCAGGACGTTACGATCCTATGCCTAGCGCAACAGCATTTCCAAATGACTCAGATGAACGCTACGAAGGTATGCTAGTTGTTCGTTCAGAACTTAAGAGTATGTGTTCGCATCATCACCAGCCAGTGGGCGGTGTAGCATACATTGGTATTATTGCAGCAGATAAACTAATTGGTCTTAGCAAATACACACGCATTGCACAATGGTGTGCTAGACGCGGCACATTACAAGAAGAACTTGCCAATGATATTGCACGTGAGATTGCTAAAGCAACTGGTGCAGAACACTTAGGTGTGTATATTCAAGCAACACATGGTTGTTGTGAGAATCGTGGCATTATGGCGCATAGCAGTCTTACACAAACAACTGTGCTTAAAGGTGCGTTTAAAGATGATCCTGGCACAAAGAAAGAGTTCTTTGACAATATTAAACTACAACAGGAGTTTAGCTGCTAATGGGTGATTATATTGCAGTGCGTATGGTACAAGTGTTTATTATAGCAGTGTTTATAATGGGCATGATCGGTTTAGGAATTGAATTATATACAGGAAGGCTGCCACTATGAAACTAAGATACTCAGAAGCATTTTATAGTGTACAAGGCGAAGGCAAGTACGTAGGAGTACCCAGTGTATTCCTACGTACTTTTGGTTGTAACTTTCGTTGTATGAACTTTGGTACAGGAGAAACAAAAGATCGCTGGACACTGCACAAAGAGGGTAAAAAGTACAACGACGAAGTTGCAGAACTAATTGCAAAAGATGTTCACAAGACTACAAAAGAGTTTAACGACTTGCCTATCATTCATACAGGTTGTGATACATACGCTAGTATCTATCCAGAGTTTAAACACTTCAACAAACTTGCAGAAATAGACGAAGTGGTTGAACATCTTCTTTCACTTACTCCAGAAGGTAAGTGGACTATGGATAATGGTCAAGACGTTCATTTAATCTTGACTGGTGGAGAACCTTTGTTAGCGTGGCAAAGACTCTACATTGATCTATTTGAACATCCACGCATGCGAGACTTAAAAAATGTTACATTTGAAACAAACACTACACAACCTTTACACAGCGATTTCTACGAGTATCTTAACACTCAAGAACGATTTACAGTCACGTGGTCTTGTTCCCCAAAACTTAGTGTTAGCGGAGAACCTTGGGATACTGCTATCCTGCCTGTTGTCGCTCATCAGTATAGTACTGTTAACGGCAGTGACATTTATCTCAAGTTTGTTGTCGCTACTCAAGATGATTTTGACGAAGTTGGCAGAGCTGTGGACGCTTACAAGAGTGCCGGGGTACAATGTCCAGTATATCTTATGCCGCTGGGCGGACGCAGCGAAGAATACAGTCTCAACGTTAAAGACGTGGCGGAAGCCTGCATGGAACGAGGATGGCGATTCACTCCAAGACTCCACATCAGCTTATTCGGAAATGCCTGGGGAACTTAAAGAAGTTGCAAAGTACAGCAAAGGCATACATACTGAAGAGCAATACGAAAAATTAAGGAGGCAGTTATGAAAAAATTTATCAAAGACATAACAGGCATCACAAAGAAAGAAAAAGAACTAGAAGAGCAAGAAATGGCTCTTCTTAAAAAGAAAGATCCTAAGGAATATGCTACACGGCGCAAAGAGCCTTGGGTTAATGTACTAGACGTTAAAGTAAACGAAGATAATGTTCGCAACGGATTCTTTGAGTTAGACTGGAATGAATACTTTATTAAACAATTGATTGAAGCAGGATATGGTGTAGATAACGATCCAGAAGAAGAAATTGTAGATCGTTGGTTCCGTGATATTGTTTATAATATGTTAGCTGAAGAAGGTATGGATACAGACAGAGGTGCTGGGTATATTAATGTTGTTCCTATTGACAAGGGAAAATCAGAGGTATCATAATGCGTGACGATCTAATGGTGCAGCAGCAAGTAGAATCTATATGGCAACATATGGTAGGAGTAATCTGCTTAAATCAGACAAGTAGAAAACAAGTAAAAAGAGTTCTTCCTGTTCTTTTTATGGTAGCACCTACTCCTGTACATTTTTTAAATACCACAGAAGAAACAATCAAAAAAATTATACAGCCATTAGGAATGTTGAACATAAGATATAACCGTTTGAAACGTATGAGTAAAGATTACTTGACATGGGACGGAGATGATGCTACAATGTTATATGGAATTGGGAAGTACGGCAGTGATAGTTATAGACTGTTTTATAAAAACGAAATACCCAATGACATTGGTGATCATGAATTGAAACGATATGTGGAAGAAGAACTAAATGGCAACCTATGTACTAGTTGATACAGCAAATACTTTCTTTAGAGCTCGTCACGTTGTACGTGGCGATATTGATACTAAAGTAGGTATGGCACTACATATTACACTTAATAGTGTTAAGAAAGCATGGCAAGACTTTGACGGCAGTCACGTTGTATTTTGTTTAGAAGGACGTAGTTGGCGCAAGGACTATTATGAGCCTTACAAGCGCAATAGACAAGAAGCACGTGATGCACTTACTCCTGCACAAGCAGAAGAAGATAAAGTGTTTTGGGAAATCTTTGATGAATTTAAAGACTTTATTGGCACAAAGACTAACTGTACTATGATGCGTCATCCGCAACTTGAAGCAGATGATTTAATTGCAGGTTGGGTACAAGCACATCCTAACGACAATCACGTTATTATTTCAACTGACGGTGACTTTGCACAACTTATTGCTCCTAATGTACGTCAGTATAACGGGGTAAGTAATACTACAATTACACACGAAGGCTACTTTGATGACAAAGGCAAGCCTGTTGTAGATAAAAAAACTAAGCTACCTAAAGAAGCACCTAACCCTGCGTTTATGTTGTTTGAGAAGTGTATGCGTGGTGACACCAGCGACAATGTTTTTAGTGCCTACCCTGGTGTGCGCAAGAAAGGCACAAAAAACAAAGTTGGACTAATTGAAGCATTTGAAGACAAAGACACAAAAGGCTACAATTGGAACAATATGATGCTACAACGTTGGGTAGATCACAACGGTGAAGAGCATCGTGTGCTAGATGACTACAATCGTAACGTAACACTTTGTGATTTGACTGCGCAACCTGCAGATATACGAGAGATAATTAATAACACTATTGCAGAAGTTGAACCTAAGAGCATATCACAAGTTGGTATGCGTCTTATGAAATTCTGTGCTAAATGGGACATGCAACGTATTGCAGACCAAGCAGCATCCTTTGCAGAACCATTACAAGCGAGGTATCCTAAATGACGCTAAAAGCAAAACCTGTACTCAAAGATCGTTTTTGGATTGTAGAAAATGACGGTAAAAAAATTGGAACTATGTCGTTAGACGACGACAGATATATTTTTGCAAGTGCAGCAGAAACTTGTTTCTTTGATAATACTAGACAGATGAAAAAGAAATTTGGTGTTGATATTGTTTGGTCAGATGCCGAAGAAAAAACAGAAACAAAAAACAATTATGTTCATTCTTATCCAACAAGTGTTGTTCCATATAACAGTATGTATGATGTAAAAAATAAATTACCTCTTTTTACAAAAAGTGAAAAATCAAAAAGTATGTACTGTGCCGGATATTATGTAATACATTTTGAAAAAGGCTGGGTTAAATCTTTCTGTCCTAAACTTATTACAGTTGAACGCTATGAATACAAAGGTCCATTCAAAACTGAACTAGAGATGCGTCAGGAGTTAAGCCGTGTCAACAAATGATCCTTTAAACACTATACCTATTCAACAATTTATTCAACAAGTAAAATCTGCAGAAAATAGTAGGTCAAAAGAATTACGCATGGACATTACCCAGGCAAAAAATCTTGCGTTTACCCTAGGCATTGTCATGAGTAGGCTTAATGGCGATCTAGAAAAATTGCTTATAAAAAGCAACAATAGCGAAGAAATAATACAAGTTACTATGGATGGCGGTAATACTTGGGATAATTAGATAGATTGTATTTAGAAGATAAATATATGCGTATATAATAAAAAGGATACGCATATGAGTAGGCCCAAGCCGACTGTACTTTTAGAAAAAGTAAACAGTAAAACATATAGATGTGAACAGGTTTTAGAAGCAGAAGCCATTTGGGCTGTCTTTTACCAAAATAAGGCTTTTAATCTAAAAAGCTCTAACGCACTAACTAATTATCCTGGTCCTAAGTATAAAAAAACTGCATTCTCTAATCCAGGACATGCTCATAATCTTGCAAAAAAATTAAACGATATGTTTAACTGTACAGACTTTACTGTTGTAAAACTAATAGAAGGTGAAGAAGTACAAGAATGAACAAAGAAGCTTATACCAAAATATTCTTAAAAGAAAAAGGAATGGCTATAAGCGATGCTAATGTCAAACAGTATATGCCGTTATGGTGGAGAAATACAAGAAATAAACACAAAGGCGGTCTTAGGCTCACGGAAGATGGATTTGACCTTCTAAGTGAAATTGGAATTGAAGTATATGATATTCCTTACCCTAAAGACATGCCTTTGACTACTCAAGTGGTTATTTTCTTAGATCAATTTATTGATTGTCCTTACTACTTAACAAATAGAAGTATATATGTAACTAATGAGAAGAAAGCAGTAGAACTTACTTTGTTTAGTGGTGATTTAAGAAAATACGGTATAACAAAAGCAATGAATAGAGAAACTTAATGTGGCGACAAGGCAAATTAGAACCTTTATGGCAGGAAGAATACAAAACTTTAGATTACAAACACAAACCTGCTCATTCTAAAGACATATTACATTGGCGCAGGCAAGGTTTTACGTTTGAAAATTTTACAGGAGATATGTTCGCTAATCAATATAATATGCCTAATTGGGTACATAATGTTGCAAAAGTAATAGGACTAGTTGATTGTGGTTTTACATTTTACAAAATGAAACCTGGCATAGTTATGCCAAAACATATAGATCATTTTGAAAAATATTGTAGTCTATTTAATTGTGAAAAAAATGAGGTATATCGTGCTATAGTAGCACTAGAGGATTGGCAAAGTGGTCATTATTTTGAAATTGATAATATACCTATAGTCAATTATAAAGCAGGAGAGTATGTCGTTTGGAGCCATGAAGTAGAGCACATGGCAGCTAATTTAGGTCAAAACTCAAGATATACACTACAAATTACTGGAAAAAAGTTATAACTTACTGTTTTATATAGATTTCTTTTTTTAGATAATGGTTGACTTTTAGTGTAGAGATGCTATTATATATACATACTTAGCAAAAACTACAAGGGCTTAAAAATGGAAACTACATCTCGCACTGTTACACCGAATACTGCTAAATCTTCTATCAAACATGCACTGACTAAAAAACGTCCTATCTTTCTTTGGGGGCCTCCAGGTATTGGTAAGTCTGACATTGTTGCACAGATTACCGATAGTTTAGTAAATTCTCATCTAATCGATGTACGTTTGTCGTTGTGGGATCCAACTGATATTAAAGGTATTCCATTTTTTGATAGTAATTCGGGCACAATGCAATGGGCTCCTCCATCTGAACTACCATCAGAAGAATTTGCGGCACAGTACGATAACATTGTATTGTTCCTAGACGAAATGAACTCAGCGGCTCCTGCTGTACAGGCAGCGGCTTATCAGCTCATCCTTAACCGTAAAGTAGGTACCTACAAACTGCCTGACAATGTAATGATTGTTGCGGCAGGTAACCGCGAAGCTGACAAAGGCGTAACATATCGTATGCCTGCTCCGTTGGCTAACCGCTTTGTTCACTTGGAACTTGCTGTATCTTTTGATGATTGGTTTGATTGGGCTGTTGAAAATAAGATTAACAAAGACGTTGTAGGTTATTTACAATTTGCTAAGAAAGACTTATACGACTTTGATCCTAAATCACCCAGTCGTTCGTTTGCAACGCCTCGTTCGTGGTCTTTTGTGAGCGAGCTAATTGAGGACGGGTTAGACGAAAATACTACTACAGATCTTGTAGCAGGTTCAGTAGGTGAAGGACTTGCTGTAAAGTTTATGGCTCACCGCAAAGTTGCAGCTGATATGCCTAATCCTACTGACATTTTGGCAGGTAAAGTAAAAGAGTTGTATAACAAAGAAATAAGTGCAATGTATTCACTGACTGTATCTTTGTGTTACGAGCTGAAAGAAGCATCGGACAAAAATGATAAGAAGTTTGACAATAAAGTTAATAATTTCTTGCGTTTTGCAATGGATAATTTTGACACAGAGTTAGTTGTTATGGGTATTAAACTTGCTCTTACACAATATGCACTGCCAATTGATCCAGACGAAGTTGATTGCTTTGACGAGTTTCATGATCGCTATGGTAAGTATATTAAGGCTGCACAATCAGCATAAGATACAAAAAGAACGAGTTCTTTTGAGCTCGTTCTTAAATTTCCTGGTTGACAAATAAGTTAAATATTGTTATAATAGTAGTATACAAAATAGCAAAGTGAGTGGGGCAAATGGCTACAGCAACAGAAAAAACTGCAAGCAAACTTAAAAATTGGGAACCAAATCCTAATATTACTCCAGAAGAATTAGAAGTAATGCGAGTAGAAGTATATGATCGCATTATTGTTGCGAGAGTAGGACTGTTACTGCGCCATCCTTTCTTTGGCAACATGGCCACAAGACTAAAGATATTAGCTGCCGACGACTGGTGTCCTACGGCTGCGGTAGACGGTAAAAATCTATATTACAACACTCAATTTTTCAATGCTATGAATAATAAAGAAATTGAGTTTGTTATTGCTCACGAAATTTTGCATTGTGTCTTTGATCATCTAGAACGACGCACTTGGCAAGATAGAAATTTAGATCCTCTAATCAGTAATATTGCACAAGACTATATTGTAAACAATGTTCTTGTTAGAGATAGAATTGGTGAAAAACCTAGTATAGTCGATTGTTTTCAAGATTTTAAATACGAAAATTGGTCTTCTGAAGAAGTTTACGATGACATTTTTAAAAAATACGACGAAGAGCAACTTAGACAATTAGGCGAACTTTTAGACGAGCATCTTGACCCAGAAGACGGTGACGGGGCTGCTGACGGTGATGCAGGAGAAGAAAAGGATTCTAATGGCAATAGTGTAAGCAAGAAAAAACCTAAATACACTAAAGACGATTTGAAAAAAATACGCGACGAAATCAAAGAAAACATGATTACTGCGGCACAAAGCGCAGGTGCAGGCAACTTGCCAGCAGGAGTTCAACGTATTATACAAGAATTTACAGAACCAAAAATGAATTGGAGAGAAATTCTAAGACAACAAATTCAAAGTATTATCAAAAGTGATTATACCTTTAGTCGACCATCTAGAAAAGGTTGGCATACTACAGCCGTTCTTCCTGGTATGAATTTTGACGAAACTATCGACTTATGCATTAGCATTGATATGTCAGGATCAATTGGCAATAAACAGGCAAGAGACTTTTTAGGCGAAGTAAAAGGCATCATGGACGAATACAAAGACTACAAAATTAAATTATGGTGCTTTGATACTTCTGTGTATAATGAAGCAGACTTTAGTGCAGACGGCGGAGAGGATCTTTTAGATTACGAAGTAATGGGCGGCGGCGGCACTGACTTTATGGCGAATTGGACATACATGAAAGATCAAGACATTCAGCCTAAAAAGTTTTTAATGTTCACAGACGGCTATGCTTGGGATAGTTGGGGTGACCCAGATTACTGTGATACAGTTTTTGTTATTCATAGTAATCACGATAAAAACATTCAAGCACCGTTTGGTACAACGGTTCTTTATGACGAAGCAGCATGATAAAAAATAAACCAGTCAATACTTTAGAAATTTTAGATTTACGGCAAGTAAATTTTCCGCCGCCTCATTTTGAATATATTACTTTACCTATGAAATTTAACTTAGAGGATTCACTAGCTAAGTGGATTAATAAAAATTTAAAAAAACGTTTTTTTGTAGGCAAAAGTTTAGGATTAGATAAAAAAAATTCTAGATCGATACAACTTACTGTCGGGTTTGAAGACAGTAAAGAAATGAGTTATTTCATGTTGGCATGTCCACATTTGAAATACAACTAAATAAAATGCGCATATATAATTATATAGGAGAATAAAATATGAGCGATGAAACTAAGGTAGAAGAACCAGCAACACAAACTGCTAAATCTTCCCAAGAAGGTGCTGCGCCTGACTTGACAGTAAATGATTTACAGGCGTTGAAAAGCATTATTGATGTTGCAAGTCAACGTGGCGCATTTAAGCCAAACGAAATGGTCACTGTGGGACAAGTCTATAATAAACTAGAGCAATTCTTAGGCGCCGTTGCACAAGCACAACCTCAGGGTTAGGAGAATAAAAATGGTTAATATGAAACATGTTGGCAGAATGGTCAACAACAAAAGAAAAGTAGTTGTAGCATACAGAGTTGTTCCGTCTGAGCCAGAAAGTTGCATTGTAATTACTACAGAAAACTTAATGGCAGAAGAACATGATGCACTAATGAAGCTTGTAGAGTCAGACGCAGGTCAAAACGAAGAACATTTAGCAAATGCAATGGCTAGAACTAGACTACCTGATGGGAAAGTCATGCTAAATTCATTTCATACCACAGGAAAAATGGTTAAGGTAGCAACTTCTGATGTTGAAATGACGCCGAATTCACAAACTGTAATACGCTTATCTGAATTAAACGAAGTAATTGCAGAACAAAGAGGTGTCACTGTTGCAGACTTAGCAGTTCCAGGTCAAACAAATACACAGCAACAAGCAGAAGTTCCGGTAGAGTCTACAGGAGTCCTTTCCGATGAAGATCTAGCAGCTCAATATAGATCACAAGCTGATGCAATGTTTAAAGAAGCCAAAAGATTGCGTGAACAGGCAGAAGAACTCGTACCTACAAAGAAAAAAGCCAAAGCAAAGTCTGAAGAAAGTGCCTGATAAACTACCTCCTAGTATTGTAGAACAATGGCCTGAAGTACTAAAGGACATTGAAATAAAGGCAGTGCCTGCAGAATATCTAAAAGCTGTTAATGTAACATTTGCAGATGGCAAGGTTTGGATAATAGACGTAGATGCAGGCTTTACAGATAATGATGATGTTGAAATACCTATTGAAGATGCGCTAGAAGATTTCTTTGAAGAATATAATGATACTATAACACAAGTAGAATTCCAACTAGATGCTCCTACTCTAATTTCTGATATCAAGTCTAGAACAAAAACTTTCATGAAGAAACGAAAGTAATATCAGGTAATTAGATAAATATATATAATAAGTAGAACCAGGAGTTAAAATAATGGCATTACGTCTAAGAAGAGGAACAGATGCAGAACGTCAACTCATTACACCTGCAGAAGGCGAGTTGGTATATGTTACAGATACAAAATCACTATATGTAGGTGACGGTACTACTCAAGGCGGGGTACTTATTGCTTCTTCTGGAGATGTTTCTAATACTCTTTTTGGTCTACTAGATACAGATTTACAAAATCCACAACAAGGCGATGTACTAGTTTATAATGCTGCAACAGGCAACTTTCAAAATAGCCAGTCTGCATTAAATCTAGAAGATGTCATAGATGTGATATTTACAGGCGAAAGCAGTGGTGATTTGCTTACATATGACGGTGTAAGTTGGACGAATAGATCTGCGTCAAGTGTTATAGACGGTGTTATACCTAGCATAGAAGTTGACGATCTAGGCGGAGTTATCTACAACGGTGCACCCAAAAATGGTGATGCATTAATTCACGATGGTGGAGTATGGAGTAATAGGCCGCTCGCATCTTTTGCAGATAAAATTTTAGGTGGTGAAGCTACACATACAATTACTATTGCTGGAAACGATAGTACTATCTTAGTAGACCCTGTAAACAATATTTTGAGGGGTGATCTACAAGGCGATTTATATGACATTTTAGGTAACCTAATTATAGACGAGTTTTCTAAAACTGCACTTGTAGATGTTAGAGACCCTACCAATACATATACAGTACTTGACAATTTTACTGGAGACTTAAGACGCGGTGAGAACGGTCAAATTATTATTCAAGGCGGTGATAGACCAACCTTTATCGGAAGTGTAGACGGTCCTGTTCGTGGAACAATCGTTGGTCCAGATTTACAAGTCATATTGAATCACGATACAGCTACACTATTTGGCGAGGTAGTTGGGACACTTCGTGATGATGGCAGTACAGTAGTTTTTGATGGTGCAACTGGAAAATTTAATTTGAACGACACTGTTTACGGAAATATTCAGACTCGTGTAGAAGACGATTTTCCAAGAATAGTAATGACTAGAGAATCAAACAGCGATATTTCAGCTAGTGATTTGTCATATGGTAGTATCCAATGGCGTAGAGATGATACAGGCGGTGAAGTAACAACTGCACTAATATCAGGCGGAAATGAAGCTATTCTCTTTGCCCAAGATAACACAGGTGGTTTAGGTCCTGATAAATTTATGGTGCTAGACGAAGGATCTTTGTCTATTGGCGGATTTGTACCTACAGCAAAACTAGATGTCCGCGGAGATATAAAAGCAGAAAGTTCAATAACACCTGGAGTATTTGCAGACGCTGGAGCACGTGATACAGCAATACCATCGCCTGCAGAAGGAATGATGGTATTTTTACAAGATAGTCAAGACTTCCAAGGCTATGTTAGTGATACAGGACTAGCAGCTGGCAATCCTTCAAATGGAACGCCAGGATGGATTAACATAAGTTAAATTAATCTTAAATACAGTATGAAAATAGCTGTTATAGGTGCCTCTGGATATATAGGTAGCCATCTTTGTTATCAATTAAAAAAACTTAAATATTGTATTCATGCATATGATATAAATTTATCACAAAATGATATAAGTTTTGTAGATAATTTACTAGAATATGATATTAAGAAAATGTCAAAGATATTAGATAACTATGACTGTGTTGTCCTACTTGCTGCTTTAACAAAAGTTCATTATAGTGTACTAAATCCTTTCTCATATTACGAAACAAATTTAATAGGTACAAAAAATGTACTAAACTCGTTTAATACTGATCATATTATTTTTGCAAGTTCTGGAAGTGCGTTTAATCCAGATTCGTCTCCGTATGCTAGAAGTAAAAGAGCAGCAGAAGATATTATAATCGAACACGGAACTCCATATACAAATTTAAGATTTTATAATGTAAGCGGAAACGATAGGTTTGTTAAATACGATACAGAAAGATATCATTTAATAAGAAGAGCTGCTGCTACAGCAAATGGCATTTATAACTCTATGGATATTTATGGCGACGACTACGATACATTAGACGGAACTTGCATACGTAATTATACACATGTAAACGACATTGTAAATGGTATAATTAACAGTATACACAACGGACCTATGAATACTCCTTACGAGTGTTTAGGAAATACTACAGGATATAGCGTAAAGGAAGTAATAGACACTATCAAGAATATATCAGGAGTTGACTTTCCGGTATTTATTCAACCAAGAAGATTAGGCGATGTTAGCAAAAGCGTTGTGCCAGAATCCAGTTTGTTGTTTACTGAAAACTATAGTTTAGAAGATCAATGTCGTAGTGCATTAGACTACGAACGACCTTTATAAACAAAAATATCATTAATTTTATTTACAATATCATTTGTTTTATACCAGCCAGTTGTATAACATAAATCTCCTTTTACATAAAGTATACCATCTATAATTTTAGTATCACAATAAATTTCGTCACCTAAAATTGTTTCGCCATTTGTTTTTTGTTTGTATTCCTGAACTTTATCTATACTATCAAATACACTATTAATAGTAATTGGGCCTATTTCGCTCATACCCCAATTAGGTTGTACTATTGCACCTCGTTTTACAAATGATTCTATCATTTCCCAACTAACCGGATCACTACCTCCTAGTATCCATTTGCCAGATAGATCGCAATTTTCAAAACCCTTTGTTTTCGTAAGTGCTGTCATATGTGCAGGAGTTAAAAATGTATGTGTGTAATCCGCAAAATCTTTTAAAAATGTAAATGCATTAAACTGCTGTATCTTAAAATCAGCGCCTATACTGTACGCAGGAAGCGTCTGTGTAAGCAATCCTCCTGCATGGGTCATACGAGTTACTGTAAGCACTCTACTGCGCTGTGTAAGCTGCTGTGCGCTTACAGCAACGTCTATACATGCTTTTAAGTTCTCTGGTGTTCTAAATACTTCTTTAGGAGTACCTGTAGTGCCACTACTAGTAATACTAACACCGTTTTCAAGTATATGATTAAAATAATTACGATCGTACATTTTTAATTTGCTCCAATAAGCTAGGTTTATAAAAATTATGTACCAATTGATAATAAGCATCTGCAATTGGTACACCTGGCATTAGAGTTTTGTATATTTTTACAGGGTTATACCATTGCTTATTAGGTCTATTTTTATTTCTGTTTACGTGATCTATTTGTTTATTAACATTTGCACGTACTTCGTCTGCTATAGCACTAGAGTTTATATCTCCAGTAGATCTTGTCCAAGTAATAAAACTATCCATTTCGTATCCATATTTTTTCAGATCAAGTTCTATATCTGACTGGAAAATGAACTGGCCGTATTCTCCATAATCTCTTAATATAAGACTATTTAAAGACGCAAAATCGATGTATCTGTGACCTTCTTTTTCATACCAATCTGCAAAGGCATACCAATCTTTTTGATTGTCTCCGGGTAAACCAATAACGAAACTAGCAGTTGTCCAAACATCATCTCCCCAATAATCTTTGCACATTTTTAATGCTTGTATTTTATTTTCTAACTTTCCGCCTTTGCGTATAATTTTAGCAGTTTCTTCTGTCCAAGTTTCCATTCCGTAAAAAGATTCTCTTACTCCAATGTCATATAGCAATTTGATTTGTTCGGGATGAATACCGCAAAGGTCTTGTCTTATGTAACTCCAAAATGAAGGTTGAAAAGGTAAATCTTGGACTACTTCATTAATTACTTGTAATTTTTCAGTATAATCATTGAACGTATCGTCTGTAACTCGATAAGACGTTGTTCCCCATTTTTGATAATTTTCTAATAATTCTTGGTAGATTACATCCTGATATTTTGTAAAATTTTTTGTTTTTTGGTTTTTATGGGGATAGCTACAAAAAGCACAATTAAAAATACATCCTCTACTAAACTCAAAATTTAGAATTTCATCTCCGTGTATGCAATCAGTTTCTACATACCTAGTTGTACTTGTATTAAAATCAAATTTGCCGTTAGTTGCCTTTTTATCATAATCAAATATTTTAGGAGCAGCAATAGAATTTAAAAAATCAAAAATAGTATTTTCCGCAAAACCTATAAAAACATTATCTATACTTGATTCATTTTTATATTCATAAGATTTTGCACCACCTACTATTATTTTACAGTTAGGATTAATCGTTTTAACATAATCTGAAAATTTATTAGGGCTTATTGAAAATTCATAACTAATACCTTGTTCTATCCAATCTCTGTGTGATACAAAAAGAAAGGGTTTTTCTAGATTTGTTTTAGGTCTATAAGGAAACCATGTTGTACTAAACCCAACAGCAATAGTATTATCGCCCATTGCTATATCTAAAATTTGTTTATAATCTTCAAATGTTAATGCACTAGTAAAGTCTACAGTTAATACACTGTATCCTTTATCTCTCAAATCAGATGCAAGACGATATGCACCATACCCTCGGCCGCTAGGAGTGTCTATAACTGTAGGAATGTCAGTAAAAAATATTATATCATACATTAACGTTTTCTATATATAACTACTTTTGGTGTTACAAATAATTCTTCTGTAAAATACTTATCATGTTCACTAGCATCAATTTTACTTTCAAAAAAATATCTATTATCGATATAAAGACCACCTTTAACTAAATTTCTTTTTGCATACTCATATCCGGCAATTTTACTTCCCCTATTATGTATCCAGCTACCTAACCCATTATAAAAAACATTACATGCAAAATTATATTCATGATCAGGGCTAATTTCTCTTATGTCAATGATCTTTGTATAATCATTTTTGTAATACTGAAAAATATCAAAGGCAACAAAATTATTATGTTTTACACTATTAACAAATACATCTACAAAATCTTTATTCCATGCTCCGGCATAAACAAACATGCCGTTAGGGTATTCTATAGTTGAAAGGATATTTTTTAGATTTGTTTGCAACCAACCTAAATAAGAATTAAATAAACGATCGCTTTCTTTATTCTGCATAAGCTCGTTCATATAATCTTTCATTTCGTCAACTACATCAAGTTTTTTATTCCAGCTTAATCTAGACATTAAGAACACCTAAGGTTTTATGTAGAATGGACAAAATCGATCATTTCTAATATTTCTGAATCAGGTATATCTACTAATTGTAAGTAATCTCTTTTAAGTGTTTTTCTCTTAACATGTCCTAAGCCCATTCCTGCCTTTTTTATTTTATATTGATATTGATAAAACCTTTCAATCCTTTTAGCGTAAGTATTATCATTACACGACCAGCTTTGATCTAGAGGAGTATAACCCGCATCTACTTCAGCATAAGTTATATCAGCTATTTTATACTTTTCGTGATCTATTGTTACATTAGTACCAGGTAATAACATCATCATATTAATACAAGTTGGCCTAACTACATCTTTATATTCAATAAATTTGTCAGCTAATTCTAGAGTTTGATTGAAATCATCATCTGTTTCTGTAGGATATCCACATATCATTAGCGGAATAAAAAGAATATTATACTTTCTACACATTTCTAGTGTAAATTGTATATCCTCATTATAAAACTTTTTATTCATCTCCCAACGGACTTTTTCACTTCCGCTTTCAATTCCTACTATAATTTGATTCAATCCTGCTTTTGCGGCAATTGCAAAATATTCTTCAGTAAAACTATTTTTACTTTTACATATCCACTGTCCGCTCCAACTAAATGGCTTCTCTCCAAATTCTTCAATAATTCTTTCAGAAAGTTGTTTAATAAATTTATTATTGCCATTGATTAAACTGTCTGTAAAAAATATATTTCTAAATTCGTAATATTCACGTATACTTTTAATATCACGCATGACTGTATCTACTTCTTTTTGATGAAATTTAGGCCAAATTTTATGGACATCGCAAAACTCACACGCCCTCACACAGCCTTTTGATCCAGTAAGATATATTGTACCTTCATTTGATGATCGTACGCTAGGATTTCTCCAATCTTTAGGATAAATGCCAAACTGAAAATCTCTGTAATCCGGAGGTGGCCATCCATTTCTATCAAAATTCATATTTACATTAGTATTGTTTAAGCCTCCAAAATACAATACATTATCTAAATATTTTACAAAGCTTTGTTCTGCGTCTCCTATAAAATAATGATCAACCATTTCTAAAATATCAGTTGGCAAACTTTCTTCATGATAATGTCGTAACGCCGGTCCGCCGATAATTATTTCTATATTCGGATGCATTTCTTTCATATATTTAATTAGGATTCTTGCAGTGTGTTCTTGTACTATACTAAAGAGACTAAAACCGATGACTGTAGGTTTATAATCAGTAATAACCTTTTCTAAATGATAATAAATTTTTTCTAATAATGTATTTTTTGTTTCTTCGTCATACTTAGTATCTTGGATACTATGAAACTTTTTATCATCTAATAAAGCGTATGCAAATTCTATGCTCCAATCGGCCCATAAATAACCATATCCATGATCAACTAAATCATTCCAAACTGCAATATTTAGATCAAAACATTTTGCATCCACTCCTTTGGATTGAGCAATAGCTTTCAGCACAGCAATACCTTGACTAGGGGCTCGTAAATCCATCCCAGGTAACTGGCATAAAGCAATTCTTTTCATTATTTTTTTACCTCAACGTATAAAGATTCTAATTTATGAAATTCTGGTTCTATAGTACCTATATCATCATAAGCACTATTTCTATACGAAGTATTTATGATGTTATCAAACCCACAACTAGATAGATGACGCCTTATACTTTCAAAATCAAATGCCCACTTATGATTCCAATTATGTAAACTATTTACAAAAATATCAGTATCAGTAAACATCAAGTCTGTACTTATAGTATTCCAAGGCCTTCCGATATTTTGTTTTAAAATATCTCTATACCTATTAAAAAAAGATTTGTCTTTGTTGATGTATGCAGATATCCATTTTTGTAAATCAGGACATACTATTCTAAGAACTCCGCCGGAATGTAAAATTCTATAGCATTCTTTTAAGAAAAAATGAAAATCTTCTATAGATAGATGCTCTACAATATGACTTGCATATATAAATTCTACACTTTCGTCAGAAATAGGAAAGGGTTGTGTAACATCATGCCTTAGCATACGTTTACCGTCCTTTTCTATTATTCCTTTATGCGTAAATTCTATTCCAATATTTAAGAAATCAGGTATAGAATTATACTCAGATACACCTATATTTAATTTTTTATCCAAGGCCATGTTTTAATATATGCTTCTAATTCTTGTTTATCAAGATTAATTATTTTAAAATACTCATATGCATTTTGAACAATGAATTGTTTATTATTTCTATGTTTCGCTCCTATCTCTCCGTTAGAATGATCCATATGAAAGGCCTTTCCAGGTAAATGCACTATGTTGTAATCTAAGGTCCTTAACCTATGATATCTCTCTAGATCATCGAAATTAAAATCTAAAAGATACTCGTTATCTAAACCTGCAATGTTATATGTATCAAAGTTAAACATATAACTATAACCTAATGGGCTAGCATAATCCATTTCTTTAAAGTTTATAGTATCCAATCCTTTGAAATTTCTTTCCCCTACAATATAGCTAGTAAGGTTTTTTAGTGTGAGGCCTTCTGGCCATCCTTTGATATTCCTTAAAACTTCTTCTTTTTCATAAGAATCATAATTAGATTCGTACCTATCAGGATCTATATAAACAACTTGATCAAACGGATAAACAAAAGACTTTGGATGCTTCTTTAAGGTGTCTACACCTAGTTTTAAATTGTTTACATCTATAATACAATCAACATCATATTTAACAATTATTTTATGAGCACTTTTTTTGTAAAAATCGTTATATATTTTTTGTAAATGTAAATAATCACTCGATTCTGATTTGATAAAAGTATGAGGTATGTTATTATCTTTATAGTACCTTTTTAAAAAATCATAGTTACGTTGTCTTTTTTCATTGTCTATAGCTACTACTGTTACACATATAAAATCATCCATCTATTTCGTACCTGGCCAAACTTGTATTGATTTGATGCTTGACTTCGATAAAATCAGCAGCACTACTTAGATCACTTATGTTGTCTACACCTACATAAGTACAGACACTACGTAGAGCACCTTTAATTTGATTTATTGGTTTAAGAATACTTTCTGTAACAGGAATTAATAAGTCTCTACCTTCATTTGGACGGTACTCAGCTTCAGTTGGCTTATTAATACTGTACATTTTATTACTACCAAGGCCATAAAAATTTACATATTTCTTGCCATCTATCTCAACAACATTGTCACATTCTTCAGATCCTGAAACCATGCCTGCAATCATAACCATATCGGCGCCTGCTGCTATTGCTTTACATACATCACCGCTTGTTACACATCCACCGTCGGCAATTGTTTTTACTCCGAGCTCTTTTGCTTGTTTGCTTACTTCTTGAACTGCGCTGAATTGTGGTACACCTACACCAACCTCTGAACGTGTTTTGCAAGCTGCACCGGGTCCTACACCTATTTTTATAACGTCTGCTCCTGCGGCAACTAATTCATCTAAAACTAATGTATTACAAACATTACCGGCAACAATAGTTGTGTCAGGAAATTTATCTTTGTATAGTTTAATAGTATCAATCATGCCTTGTACATTTGCATATACATTTGCAATATCAACATTAATAAATCCAACAGGAATTTGAGATAATACTTCTATTGTTTTTTCTTTATCCCAAGATTGTACTCCACTAGTAATACCAACATAACGAGTATGTCTTAATTTTTCTAAATTTTCTAGATGCTCTTTTGCTTTATATTCTTTATGTAAGAATGTAAGAACACCATTGTCTGTCATTAAATTGGCGATCTTATAAGTGCCTGTACTTAGCATGTTGGCGATAACAATAGGAGTTACTTTATCGTTTTTATGTTGAATTTTAATATCAACATCTTTACGAGTAATAGGCTTACTACTAGGTTTTGGGTTTATTAAAACGTCATTATAATCTAAATATTTCATTCTTGTTTCTCAAATAAATCTATAAGTCTTTTCGTAAGTTCATTACTTTTAAATTCTATATCTTCGATAGACTTTACAGGAGTAATGCCTCCACTTGTACTGCATATAAAACATTCTTCCATTTTATTAACTAAATTTTTATTAATATTTGTTCTAATAAACTGTATATTATTTTGTTTGCACATGTCTTCTACCACTTGTATAGTTACACTACCTAAGCAATTTTCTTTAGGTGTATAAACAATGTTGTTGTCTACAAAACAAACACCAAAACCTGGGCCTTCTGTAATATTGTTGTTTGAATCTATAAGTAAGGCACTATCAAAGCTATTACTATCTGCATATTTTTGTGCTTTTGTTAGTTCTATCCAACCAAAGTTTTTGTATTTTTGAGGAATACTAGTATCAGGAGTTCGTTTATTTTCTTCAAACACGCCTAAAGATACTGCACTATCAGCTATACTGTAGTATGGTTTAATATAAACAACTCTATGTTCAGGAGCTGACATATCTCTAGGAGAACCACTAGGCGGTGTTCCTCTCCAATTACATACCCAAACAAATGCGTTTTCTATTTTATTAATATCTAATAACTCTTTTACAATTTCATCAATATTGTCTATAGAGTCAAATCCAAAATACTCACAACTTTCTTGATATCGTGTTAAATGCTTATCATAAAACAATATTTTTCCATTTGATGTTTTCATGACATCGTATGTTGCATCTGAATGTATAAATCCAAAATCTAAAATACTTACGTTCACGTGTTTTATTGCAATGTATTTTCCGTTGTGCCAGCAAATTAAATTATCAATCATCAAAATGTACCTTTCTTAATTGAGGGTCGTCTGGCAATTTTTCTTTGAGTGCTTTTAAGCGGTTTATCCGCCATTCAAGTAATTTAAAATCAAGTACCCAAGGAAAAATTGCGTGTATTAAACTTCCTATTGTAACAAACAACAGAAAGAAAAATTCTCCTAGTGCTAATCGAAAGTGCCAGAAATAGCCAGCATCTGGTCGGCCAGCTTTTATTTTTGCTTCTTGTAAATGTTTAGGATTCCACCACATACTTCCCTATAATCCTTTCTCTACGTTTGGTATACTCGTCTATATTAAGTCTCCATAATGTCTGCTCAGTATAGTATAACACTAGATTGCCACAATTGTCAAGTATTCTCTGCTTTGCTAAAAGACCCATCAACCTATGATTACGTGCTGCCTTGCCATTAGAATGTTCATGTTTTGTGTTTGTAGTAATATACAATTCGTCACTTGGTATATATTCTACCATTAGAGGAATAAATTCACGTTGTGTGATACTATTCCAATCTCCTTTGCCTAATCCTTTAAATGTATCGTTTCCAGGAAGTTCGCATCCTCTAAACATAATACGCCAAGCATTAGGACTTACTTCAGGCAACGGATGACAGCCTGCTACAGCAATAATCTTGTGATCTTTTACTGCACACCAATATTCGCCTTCTATCTTACACCAAAGTAATTTCATTGCACGGAAACTAGAATTATTTTCATATCCTAGTTCTTTGCATGTATTACAAAATTCTTGTAACATGTCTAAGTGTTTGTCTTGTATAGTTTCTATTTTCATACGCCGGGTACCTTAGGAACGCCGCCGTGTCTTGCACCGAAACTATTACTCCATAGTGTAATTAAAAATTCGCCAGGTGCGGGTGTATGACGTTTTCCTAAACAACAAACAAACCCTGGTAAAAAATTAAAGAATGTATTATTATAATCCTTATAATCTACAACCTCATATCCCATAAACGTATCTATAGTTGCATATTTAGAAAAATTTTCTTGTGCATTATCTAAAACACGTTCTGTAATTTCTTTACATTGATTATCACGCCAAACAATAATACTAGAATTGATTCTTCCATTCCACAATTTATCCCAGTTTTCTTTCCAATTGAGCTTCCAGTACATGTCTATAATCCATGGTTTGTCAGTTGGCAATGTTGTAAGATAATACAAATCTTCATTTACTTGTGCATCTAAATCTAAAAATATATTTGTACCTTCAAAATATTGTTCAAAGTCTGTAAACAAATATAATTTAGGTCTGTCCCACATTAGAGTTTTATTTTCTAAATGTTCGTTGATGTAACTATAATAGTTCAAATTACTATGAGTTGGCATAGGTAATGCAACTATTCCGGGGTCAAGTCCTTCTTGGTCGTCAGTTACACAATAAAATGTAAAATCAAAACTACATTTCTCTTTACATGATAAAAAGATTTTGTTAGCATAATCGCTACTATACTTTGTTCCCCACTTAATAGTTATAATATTAGTCATCTTCTGTTCCAAATAACGTTATTTCTTCAACAACTGTGTCACTACCTAAAACAAATTCTAATGTTTGAAGTATTTGCTGTTCTGTTAATTTGCTGGTATAACCAAAATTTATGCAACTTACTTTACACTTACCATTGAAGTTGGCATATTTTGTAAATTGACTTAGTATATTTTTGTTTAATCCGTATTCTGCTTTTATAAAATCTTTAGCTCTGCTACCTATATTAATAATCTTTTTGTTAGGATCATCTTTCCATATGTTCCATAACTTCTTGCATATTTGATATTGTAAATCGCTGTCATTTGCATTATTAATAAAAGTATTATAGTTTTTAACAATTTCTACAATTTTATCAACATCTGAAATATCGTGTCCTGTTGATCTGCTTATGCCGTCGCAAAGAAAGTAACTGTGTATTAGTTTTCCTAACCCGTTAGTATGTCCTGTAATAATAATATTGTTTGGTATTTTCTTTTTGATTACATTTACGACTAGATGTATTCTACGTTCCGTACTACCATTAAATGCAGTATGATGTACTAAAGTGTTAGTTTCATACCATTTTCCGACTTCAAGTTTTTTTATATCATTACCTATAATCATGAAACACCCGTCAAATGTTTCTAGAGGATAGTGCAATCTTATTGTGTCGTCTTTGTGCCAAGTAAGTGTAGTTTTTGGATTACTACGCATTATACGCACTCGGCCAATTTCATAGTAGTTTTTTAAATCATTTATTATTTTTTCGAAGAGTGTGTTTTTAAATACAGATGCAATTTCTACAAAATCACTTTCTTGAGGAGGGTTTTCTTTAAGTGCCCAGCTTACGTTTCCATCTCTAGCTTTTTGCCAATTCAAATAAAGACTACCTGCACCTATATGATAATTGTCAGGATCGTCTGCTAATGTATTAATACATATTTGATTTAGTTTACCCCAATCTAGTTTATCTTCTAATACTTTTAATTCTTGTAATAAATCATACTTAGGTAAAAAATCTAATTCAGTAAAGTTGCTCATCTTCTACTATTGTCCAATATAATTCTTTCCAGTTAGACACAGACAACAAACCCTCTGCGGATTTATTAAAAAGTATAGACCGCAAGCCTAGACTTTTGCCTACTACAGCATTACTTATGTTGTCTTCTATCCACCAATAGCCTGTGTTGGCATATTTTTTTAATATATCATCTTTAGGACTATAAGTATCTAAAAAGATTATATCCTCAAAAAAATCTTGGCCAAATAGTTTTTCAAAGTTTTTTAAACGTCTTTCTTGTATAGAATTGTCAAGACTAAGACTTGTAATACATACAAATTTATAATTCAGTTTTTTCAATTCCTGCATATAATATACGGCATCTTCTATAGAAACTAAATCTTCAATACAATTGCTTTGATTAAATTCTCTAATATGTTTCCTAACTACAGACTGATCTAAATCATACTGAGATTCTAACCATCCATCGTTATTGTTTTTTGTATGGCCTAAAGATTCCATATATGAATGAAATCCATTTTCCCAATCTAATATTACTCCATCGCAGTCTATAAGTATTGTATTCATAACTCTGCTTTCAATTTTATAAAATAATTTGTTTCTCGTACTTTTTGAAAAGAATATTGTGAGAAACTTGGGGGCTTAACCGATTGACACAATAAAGACATTTGTTCAAATAGTATAACACCCAATCTCGGACTTTCTCTTGGGTCTGCTCCATAACTTCTAGGCCATAAAAAATCATCAACTACTATCTTTCCTCCTACAGATAATAATCTTTCTGCAATCAAAAGTGCAAAACAGTTTTCAGATGCAAGTTTACTGGCATCAATGTAGATAAAGTCAAAAGTAGATTCATGTTTTTTTAACAGTGCAGACATCTCAACTACTGCATCTCCTTTTATCTTTTTAATTAGATGCTCTTTGTTTGCAGTTTTAATATTATTGTCAAACATTTCTTCTTTATGAAAAAAATCAATTGCATAAAAAGAGCCCTTTTCGCCTACAAGATTTTCTAGTATCCAAACAGATGCTTGTCCTTCAAAGCATCCTACTTCTAAGCATTTTAAATCTGTAGGACATCCTTGATTATGCCAGTTTTTATCCCAAAAATCCTTTTGGCCTTTATTAAACCAGTAACGAGAATACTTATATCTACTCATGCGTAGTACTCCTTATTAGTAGGGCGCATAGGATCGTTATCTTTAAATCTATTACTTACTACTAATTTGAAATTACATCCTATTTTACTTGCTCTTTCTTGTGCTTCTTTAATTTGATGTTCGTTATGACTAAACGGTATGAATTGCCAAATAGTTTTTAGGCCTGCTTGTTGGCAAAGTTGAAGTGCTGTATAAATTTCATTCCAATCTTGTCCTATCCTATGTATTTTACTAGTTTCTTCTAATCCATCTATACCAAATGTAATTACTATGTTTTTTAATTTTAAAAACTGCTCAATACGTTTTTCCCACCAGCTAATTCCTTTACCTGTTGCTGCTACATGTAACCTGTATTCTTGTACCCTAGCGTCTTTCATACAATCTAACATATAATCAAAATGTTTATAAAAAATAGGATCGCTGTATCTAGGACAATCGGTAATCTTTTCCCAAGGTCTTGCATTGATTAATTTATATATAACTTCTTTTGACAAATCTGCTTTTTTTAAATATTCTTTTTCTGTAACTCTTGAACAATATGGACACTGTAATGTACATCTACTACTTGCTTCTAAATTTAATTTATTTAGATTTTTTGGATGAATAATATGTTTTCTAAATAATTCTTCGTCTGTACTATGTGAACTCCAAAATTGTTGTGCATCGGATTTATTAGGATCAAACTTTGGCTGTCTAGAATTAGCAGAAGTAGGCACACCGTCTTGTACTATAAATGACTTACATGCTTCGCTGCACTTTAGAGGAGGATCGCCTTCGTATGTTACCTTTAACATTTCCATCCATTCGTTACTACCTACAATATCATTATAGTCATTATTATATAAATTAAAGTCTTCTCGTTTAAAGGGATTTGTTCGTGTGGTATAATCGTGCCAAAGTGTTGTATTGCTGTATGGCATCCAACAACAAGGTAGAACGTAGCCGTCAAATGTTACTTGTGGTTCTTTGCCTATCAAACACTTTGGAAATACTATACTGCTCATCTTACACGTATATCCTTTATCCTTGAATACTTTACATCATTAATAAAATTTGCATCTGGCATGTTTTTAAACAACCTACCAATAGGTAGATACCCGACTATGTTTTTCTTATCATTAGTATCAAATCCATTTTTGCCCATCCATTTATAGGTTTGTTCTACATCGTGTTTTTGTAGTTCGTAATCTACTGCCTGCGTAACAAAAAAGAAACTAGGACTAAACTGTCTAAGATTCACAGCAGTATCTATAGATCTGCCACTTTTATATGTTTTCAATAAATCTTCTCCTACAGCATTGTAATTTAAATAAACTACATAGGGCTCCATTATAGGCTCAAAATAATTATAATCACATTCCTCAAATTCTACTTTTGGCAAATTAGGGACGCCTGTGTCTGCATTAACCAGCCTATATCTTATGCGTGGACATACTCGTTTACCTATCAAACCTTCTGCTTCGTGAATTGTATCGTTTAATTCATCTCTAATTTTTATCGCCTTTTCTAAAGACATTGAACCGTTTGATATCCAATAGTCATTTTTTGAAATGTCTTCGTATATATAATGAATATCACTCAATGTTTCCAAACTTAAATAGTCTATGTTTTGATTTATGGTTGACGGAACATGTAAATTTACTTGGTCAATTATGTCTCTAAGTCGACGTTGTGTTTTGTATAGGTCGTCACCTGTTACGTTTAATTCATATTTTTGACCGATAATATTTACACAATGAAAAAAATAAGTGGTCCACTTATGTGCAAATGAATGATCAAATGTATTGATTTGCCACCAATGATCATTTTCAAAAATTATTTGAATTCTGTCCGCCATACTCTTCTACTTTATTTTTAATTGTATCTTTTAATTTGTCTCGTACATTTAAGTTTTTATATCTTGTTGATTTTAAATCTGCAACACATGTGCAAGATGTTTTATTACACACAATAAAGTCTTCAGGTAAATTCCATTTTTCATCATCTATATGTGCTATAGATCCGCCTACTCTGCATATACCTCTATAAATATCTCCATTGTTACGTATTTCTATACTTTCTAATCCAATTCCGCAAAACCAACTTTCAAAATTTACTTCCTCTGCTTTGACTAGATTATTAGACCATTCTTCTCTTACATTGCCGTCGTTATCATATACTAGTATATCACCCATCATATTCCTCCAACACAGTATTTCTATATTCATTATCTACTAAAAATTTGATTTGATCTTCAGTATATACAGGCGAATATTGTCTTTCAAAACTTGTAAAGTTATCTTTAGGCCTAATGCGCTTTAGATGATATTCAATATCATGCTCGATACAATATTTGACCATACGTACTGCTGCATTCCAGTGCTCAGGTTCCATCATTAAATTCAAACTTACACTTTTACCTTCATATTGTTTTGCTGTATCACTAGCTGCTTTTATAACAGGCATAAATTTATCAAACTCTACATACTCAAAATGGCTGCTAAACTGTATTACGTTAATAGTTTGCATTAACTCTGTAAAATATTCTTTAGTTCTACTTCCGTTAGTGTTAAGTCCTACAAAAAAATTTCCATCCTCCATTAGCCATTTACAAAAATGTAAAAAATTAGGATTAACTGTTGGTTCGCCACCTGTAAACCAAATTCTTATTTTTTTATTAGGCAAATTAGTTTTCATTTTTTCAGCAATACTAATTAAATTTTCAAGACTTCTATGAGGACTATTAAAATCGTGTAAACTATCTGCACAATAAGAACAATCGTAATTACATCGCTTTCCTAAATTCCAATGAACGTAGAATACGTCTTGTGGTCTGTTACTCTGAATTGCAATTATATTATTTGGTTCTTTCATTGTTTACCTTGTATAAAATCTAATTCTTCTTGTGAATAAGACAAAATCTTTCTATCGTTTAATTTGTCAACTAATGGTTCTACACTACATCTATAATTGCCATTAGGTTCTGGAATAATATCAAAAAACTTTTTACAAGCATCTAGTCCGCCAGGTGCTAACATATATTTTACTTTTAGTATACCATTAATACCGTTTTCAAATACTGTAGTTATTTTGTTTGCTAATTTTTCAACTTGTGCAAATTCTGCATGTACTGACAAACTTACGCCGCCTGCGTCAACAAGTTTTGATAATTTTTTTGCTGTAGATGTACCATTAGTATTTGTAAACACTTTTCCACCTAAACTATTTGTATATTCAACTATTTTAAAATAGTCAGGATTAATAGTAGGTTCACCTCCTGTACAAGTAATTTGAAATTTGTCTATATCTATGCTACTTAAAATTTTATCAATAGCATTTTTAAACACTTTAAAGGACATATGTGGACTATGATTATCGTGTACACTAGGCGGACAATAAGAACAACTATAATTGCATCGCTTTCCTATATTCCAATTTATAGATAAAACTCTATTTTGATCAGTTTTGTTAACACCATGTACTGCTATTATATTTTCATCTGTATAATCTTGTAGATTATGCAATTCGTCGTTTTGAATGTCTCTTCCAAATAATTCCATATCATTTTTATTTGGTGATTTAAGTATTTCGATATCTGCTGCACAATAACAACTATTAGCAGGACAAATCATAGGTTCTTTCGGTAATTCAAAATTATCATATAAGTTACCATAACAACCGCTATGTCTGCACACATTTCCAAATATATAACCTTCGTGATTAATCCATAAAAAATCTACACCTGCATTGCAATACCATCCTTTGAATTTATTAATAGATGTTTTTGCTGCACTAGTTTGTATTTTACGAATTCCTTTATCAGTTTGTATTAATATCATAGTTTAAGATACTCCCTAGTTGCAGGTTTAAACACTTCTTCTGCAGACATATTTCTTTGTTTTAATAAGAATTTTAAAGTCTTTGTTGTTTTGTCAGTATTAATAAACAAAGATTCATTTTGTATTAGTTTAACTAATCCTTTATTTTTTAATTTACTGCAAACATCATCTACAATTTCTTTAGAAAGATATCTCCAATCCATGCTTTGACCCGCAGGTTTAATAAAAGTTTCATAAGACACAGTAAAGTCTCCATTAGCATGTTGATGCGGAGTTAGATATTCTTCTATGTCAGGTAAATGCTCAAAATTTATAACATTAACTAAAGCACTTAATCTAACTTCTATGTTATCTGCTTTGTTATCTGCTATATATTTCATATTTTTAAATATTTTATCAAATGTATATGGCCATCTTATAAAATTATAATTATTGCCTACACTGTCAATACTTGTCCTAATTATAGTAGTTTTTGTTTTTGCTAGTGACTCTAAAAGACGCTTGTTTACAATAGTTCCATTTGTTGTGATTTCTAATGTACTATCTTTTAGTTTTCCGCTTTCTAATAATTTTTCAAAAACTGTCCAATGTTCTTTTAAAAATGGTTCGCCGCCTATTACTTTTATTGTTTGGCATTTATATTTAGAAAGTATATCAAAAATAGCTTCTTCTACTTTATCAAAAGATGCATCATAAACATCGCTTCTAGGTTGCCACATTTCTGGTACATGTTCTCCTAAATGTTTATTCGATAGCACATTAATTAAAGAACTTGCATGACTGCTGCAAAAAGGACATGCTAAATTACAAGAATTTCCTATGACAATATCAAAACGATATATGTCATAATACGCATTTTCTTTACTAATTGCACGAGTTCTATGGCTTATCTGTCCAGCATCTTCTAATTTTTGACAAGTTAAACAAGCAGGCGGAAGATCATCGTTATTATCAAAGTAGTCTTGAAAGTATTTTAAATTTTGTGTTTGTAAAATATTATCTACGTGATGCTCTTCAGGTATATTTGGAAAGGCTTCACTAATTACATGACAGCACGGTTTACAAGTATTTAAAAATGCCCCGTTTCTTTCACTAAAACTTATACGTAATCCTTTGTGTACATATGGACAATAATTAGGCTTCATTTAAATCCAATCCTCATATAACGAGTATACTTAGACAATTTTAATTCTCCTTGATACAACACTTCTTTCATTGGCGTTGCTCTAGAAAAATCATCTAAATCAATACTACAGTTTACATGTTCCGGTAAATCAAAAAAATCGTTTGTCTGCAAACATACAAGTTTGTGCCGAGGTATTTTTTCATACCAGTAAGCAAAATCAAAAATATGCTCACAACTTGTATTAATAATAGTATCAGGCATATCTACAAGATTTTGAAAAGTTCCGTCTGATTTTTCAGTAGTGTAATGCAAAGGATAAGTCATTTCTAAAATATCCATTGTACTTGCTTTAAATTGCCAATTGTTTGTTGTTTTTGCTCTATTGAACGTATCTGCTATAGCAGCGCAGTTTTTATCTATATCAAAGCTTCTAATCTTTTCTATTTCTAGTTTACTTTCAAATAAGAACGCCGCTAAACTACCGTACCAACCTGCACATAAAAAAACAGTGCCCAAAGGTTTATTAATTTTTTCAAGTTCATTCACTAGCCAGCGTTTAGATTCCATTTGTCCTTTAGAAAACAAATCTCGCATATCTATATCAGGAAACTTGTTTAAAACTTGTCCAAAATTATCAAAGAATTCACTGTTATGTAGTGACATCAAACTGCTCCTTCAACCAATCAAAGTCATTTATAAGTTGCAAATTGCTACTATTAGAAATGCCAAACTCACGGCCAGCCCTAGCACCGGCAAGAGCATAGGAACCATAAGGTCTATCTTCACCGACTGTGCACCACGTTTCAAGTCTTTTTTGTGTTTCTTCATTTTTTTGCCTATCGATAATTTTACTGCTAAGTTTAGCACATTCTCTAAATGCACTTTTCCAAGTATTAAAAGGATCGGTATTGAATGCTGTTATATTTGAAACAGTTTTTATTGCCTTAAATTTGTCACTTATGCTAGTTGTCATATCTGGTTTAGTAATGTCCATATTTAATGTAAGTTTACGTGGTAGTAATTTAATACCCCCATAACCATAAACAAGACCATTAATTGGATTTTCACTACGCCAAACATGTACTGTGTTTAGGTCATATTCATCTACTATATGATCAAATTCAAAATTATTTTTTACAACAGCGTCTGCATCTACTACCCAAAACATTTTAGTAAAACATCTTTTAGCAGCAGCAATATGGGCTTGATGTATACCTTTTACATCATGCACACGTTTTGCCATCGGAAATCTACTTTTTAATGCTTTCCAATTGTCGTCTGCGTTAGGTTCTTTGTAACTAATAAATACAATATCATACATTTCTTGTGTTGCCGTAGTGAATTACCTTGCAATTATCATTAACATACTTGCGCCAAGGATCTACTACAACACTATCTATAGGAATATCACAATAAACTCTATCTGTGCTGTCGCCTTCTTCTTGCATATACTTGTAAGTTGTGCTTGCACTATGTGCTAACAACATAACACAGGGTTCTATCGGCTCATTATTGTCACCTGTTAGCGGATCTATATATGTAGGTGCAAATCCGTGATGTTCGCAATAATGTCCTACTAACATACTGTAACTGCCATCACAATAAGACACACCCGGTTTATATGCTTTACCGTGTATGTATATAGGGTAATTATATTGATTTGCTAAGTCTACTAATTTTAGTGCAAGATTTTCTGCTTGAATTTCTCTTGCATTCATTACTGCATCAAAAATATCATAGCCTAAATCTAGTTCTTGTGCCATGTATCTTAATGCAATATTATCTCTAGGATGACAGCCTCCCCCGTCTCCCATTCCAGCTGTCATGTATTGTGGACCCATAATACGCATTGTACTATCTGCTAGTGCTCTAGTCACTACATCTACGTTAATGTTACCTTGAGATTCTGCAACGTCTTGTATCATATTAACCAGTCCAATTTTTGTTGAAATAAATGTATTATAAAAGACCTTAATACATTCACACTCGTCCCATGTGCCTACAACATAACGTGGATTATTTTCCATTATAGTTTTATAGAAATCTAGTAATTGTTTTGCATCACCAGTTTCACTACCATCTTCAGTGCCAATCATTACCATTTCTGGATTCACCATGTCCCATGCAACACTTCCCATTGCAATAAGATAAGGATTGTACACAAATCTAGGATTAGTAATTCTTGGTACAAATTCTCTACGCACAGTTCCAGGTAGTACTGTTGAAATTAGTACAAGCAATTGATCCTTTGTCATATGCTTGTTTGCTTCATTTATAACTTCATTAACAATATCATAAGAAAAGTCTTTAGGTTCTAAGTGTGCTGTAGGGGCACGGCCATCATAATCAGGATCGTGCGGAGTAGGAACTGCAATAAACACTATATCTCTGCCTTGAACAGCGCCTTCAATAGTAGGAAACATTTCCACATAATTACTTGTTCTTTTTACAACATCATAACCCGTTACACTATGACCTTTTTTGGCAATAGCCTCTGCACATGGCATGCCTAGTTTACCTACGCCGATAAAACCAATATTCATTCTTTACTCCTATAATATGCGTATATTATTTATTTTTAAAAACAGGCATCATAGACAGATCAGGATAATCGTTCCAAGTCCAAGTTTTAGCAATTCTATTTTTTGCATCTTGAAAATTGTATAAACCTAAATTTGCTGTTTCAGGAGTCATATAATAATGATAGCCTATTTGGTATACTTCTTGTTCTGCCCATGGAGCATTTCGATGTCTACCATCATAGCTCATTTTTATTAGCTCTGCACGATCTAATGCACTGTCGCACAATATCATTCCTCCCCGTCCTAAACTTAAATGTTTTTTATATTGAAAACTAATACACATAAAAGAGTTAGGAACATAACTATTTTCTCGCCATGTAACTGCGGCATCAATTATGTTGGTGTTTGCTAGATAATAATATTCTTTCCATTTAGCATCAAGTAATCTGTATTTTATTCCTAATTTTTCAAACGTCATAGGAATACTCAAGTAGGTATGTTTAGGACATGCTGTATGTTTGACTTTTTTATATCTTAAACATAATTCTATAGCATGAGTACAACTGTCTACAGCAACAGCATAAGGTGCGCCAAAAAATTGTGCAATTTTCTCCTCAAATTTTTCTACAGCATCAAAGCTCATTTATCTTGTACCTTGTTCTTTCTATAATATTTTTGTAATGTTCTGCAACATGAATTGAATGCTTTTCTGATTTTATAATTTTTATAGCATTACAATAATTATGTTCATTTACTTGTACTGTTTTTTGGAAAAATTCTTGAATATCTAAACAATTTAATCGTTGTAGTTCTCTTACAATTGCTTTTATTCTATCATCGTTATCAACTATTTTATCAAATGAGTAATCTATCTCATCTGATAAAATAAAACCTAAGCTCTCTAAGTAATTGTGTATGCCGGGTGCGCCTAAAATAATAAACGGACGTTTTGAAATAATAGCGTTCCAAGTTTTTTCTGTTACAAATGGACAGTGCAAAAAAGACTCAGTAATTAAACTAATTGCACTCTTATATATTTCAAGTGGAGGAGCATACTGATCCCAAGTAGTATTAAGTATTGTTTTTTCAGGTATCCAATATTTCCAGTTATAATCTCCTTCATCAAAATCTGGAGTAAAATTATCATTATATTTAGGATCATGCCAAGTAAAATAGTTATTCTTTAATAAATTTGCCTTACTTAATTCATCTAATAGTTTTTTCCTATGTAATCTAGGTCTATAATTCATACATAAGAATAATCTATCTATTTTATTATGTGTTGGGTCAAAGGTATTATGATAGAAAGTTTCATATAAAAAATATAAAGGCCAGCATTCTTGAGTAATATTTGTAAAATTATTAAAAAAAGTATTGTAATAATTAGTATCATATCCGCCATTTACTACATGTATATTTTTTATATTTAAAAAATTTTCATTATCAAGAAACGGAATAAACTTGTGTAAACTTGCCTCCTCTGCACACATTAACCCTATAGGTTCTACCTTAGAATAATCAATTAAAAAATTTATAAAATATTCTATTCCATTTTTGTTTATTTTTGGATGTATGTCTTTCCAAACGTTTAAATATTTCATTTTAATTTTCTTGCAGGCGAACCTACATAAACTCCTGGTGCTTCAATAGGCTTAGTAACATTAGAAAATGCACCAACAGTAACATTATCACATATGTCTATTTTGTTTATTGCACCACTTTTAAAATTAAACATACAATTCTTGCCTATGTTTGTTTTACCAGCAATCATAGACCCACTATGGAACATACAATTATCGCCTACAGTGACATCGTGACTAATCAAACAGTATGTTTCAATAAAGCAGTGTTTGCCCACTACAGCACCTTGCATGACTGTACTAAAGTTAGCAACACACGAACCTTTACCAATTACAGCACCTTCGTGTATAACAGCAGTATCATGAATATACGTTACACAATCACAGTCATACTCGTCTAACAAATCTACTGTTTGCGCACGTTCCTGCAAGTCTAATGCAAATCCTATAAAGTACTGAAAGTCATTTTTGCTTTGCAGTTTCTTAAACTCTTGCGGACTCATAATACTACAATCTTCATTAACAAAGTTCTTACCATAAAACATGCTGTCTTGTGTTAGGATACTTTGATCATATCCAATAATTTTTAGTGGTTTGTCATTTTTAATTATCATGACGTATCCTTTTATATATACTGTTTTTTGTAATTGGTTTTTCTAATAAACGTTCTTGTAATTCTTCTATCCATGTTTTGTTGTGTAATAAAACAAACTGCATTTCTTCATACATTGTTTTCAACTCTTCTATAGTTTTTGAATTAATCCAATCTATTAAATCAAATATTTTTTCCATTCTTTTAGAATGATCATGTTCTTTATCATAACTTTCGTCAAACCATTGATCAAATGTCATAAATCCCCATCGTTTCATATACTCAAGGTTATGAGTAGGTCCGACCATAATAAAAGGTCTATAATTAAGCATAGCATTCATTATCTTTTCTGTCAACAATCCTGTTGGTTCTGTATATCGTGTTTCATTGACTATTGCACAAAAGCATTCTGCATATGCGTTTTTTGGATTTGTATCTATGTGTATATCTATATATTCGTCAATTTTTAATTTTTTATCTACAGCACGATCCATACTCTTAGGAGCAATGTTATCTAAAAGTGCAGCACCTAAACTTAATGAATCTATTTTTGGCAAAGTAAAATTGGATTGTGTTTTTAATATTTCTATATTACTTTCATATAACCAACTTAAATTATAACTATCTGTTTGACTAACAAGATAACTTGCCACACAGTGCCTATGGCTAGCATATCGCCAATTTCCACACCAGAATTTTTTTGTTATTTTATCTGCATCCATATATCCTTCTTGTTTGTCAACATTAATTGTTGCAGGATATATCCATCCTACTGGTGTACAGTCAATTTCAAACTCCGGATAATTCTTTTGAAAATATTTTTTGCAATTAAAACTAGGAGTATATACTTCAACAGTTGTTAATTGATTTTTTTGTACATACTGTTGAATACTGTCTAGTTCTCTAGCTCTAATATATTTTGCATCTGTCTCACTCCAGGCAGTATAAATACCATCTTTATTTACTCTAGTATCATATGTTGATAAGGGTTCCCACAGATAAAATTTTAATCCTTTTTTATTACAAACTTCTCTATTTTTATCTGATATTATAGCATTGTTAGATTCTAACCATTGGATTTTATCAACGCTAAAATACACTGCATATGGTGTATTAACTTTTTTAAAATATGTTTTTTTTAAATTTGAAAATGAGGTATTCCACCCTTGTTGTAATTTTGTTGTTAGTGACGGAAACCATACTTTTCCTAGGGCAACATTACTGAATAAACCTGTATCGTTAGGACTAGTTAATCTTTGTTCCATTTATCTTTTAATTCCTTGTATTCAGGAAACGTAGTTTCAAAATCTATTCCGCGACGCTTATCATACTCTGTAAAAAATTTTACAAAGTTTTGCTGTGCTTCCGTACGTTCTTGTTCTGTAGCAAACCCTTGTTTCATAAATTCTATTGAGCGTTCAAATCTAGCAATTTGGTGCGGTTTAAATCCTGTCCATCGTGTTTCTCGTTGTCCATCAGGATGAGCTCTCATAAACTCTAATGCTTCTTCTGCATAATGCCAATACTCTTGTGGCGCAAGTTTTAGGCTCTGCCAAGCAGGATGATGTAGTGCAGGTGTATCAACAAACACACGATGATTGCCGTAGTGCGTTAATTTACCTGTGTCTTCGTCTCTGCGTACTTTACGCACGTTATGGGCCTTTTGCAGCGCATATATGCCCTCTAGCAAGCGTTTAATGCTTGGCAAGCTCAACATATTAAACGTAATAATAAACGTTACTAGACCGTTGTGCGTCTTTGCTAGATAGTTGTTTACGTTGTTCCATAACTGTTCAAAGTCTAGACCGTTGCGCATATATTCTGCTTGCTTGCCCCACCCGTCTACACTTACAAATAGTCTAAACGAATTTAATTTATTGTATTCAGTAATAAAACTTACAGTGTCTACAAAGCGATTCCAGTTTTTTTCAGGCACACTAGCGTTACTAGTAATGCTCATATCTAGATCAGGACGTCCGTTGTCTACAACATAGTCTAATACACGAAATGTATTCTTGTCAAGTAACGGTTCACCGCCTGTCATACGAAAATGTTTTAGTTTAGGATATAGTTCAGGCCACCATTTCCAAAATGCTTCTACATATGGATTGTGTTCTCTAACAGGGATTGGATATTGTCCTGTTTGCTTAAAGTAATCTATACTGTTGTGTGGTACTAGAGTAGGGTACGGACCGTTTGCTTCGATGTCTTCTGCCCACTTAGAACTTAGATGTGGAGAACAGTATGAACACGCTAGATTACAAGCATGATTAAAGTTTACTTCTAGATAGCGTGGTTCAATATCACCTTTTGCACCTTTAGAAATTACATCGTCCCAACCATCTTGTGCCCAGGACTCTGACGAACGATAAAATCTGTCACTAAGATGATCTCCCTGCATTGCTTCTACACGCCAACAGGTTGAGCAGCCTTCTGGTTTTTCTCCGCATAGCATTGCAGCACGTTCTTGTTTCTTTTGTGCTGTATTGTGTAATGCTTTAGGATTTACTTCTACTTCTGCTGCATCTATTTTATGTAAAGGTGGTAGAAAACAACTGTTAGTAAGTCCAGTTGTTAAATGAATACTTGACCACAACCACTTAGCCATACACATACTAGGTGATATTTCCTCTAACAAAGGAATCACTTCTAGTGCGGCTGCTTGTGGGTCTGTTTCTGTTAATCTTTTAGCCAAGGATATTCCTCTAGTATGTATTCTGCAAATCGTTTGTGTGTTTCAGGACCAGGATGTGCGCTGTCTAACGCTGTATCAGCAAAAGGATAAAGTTGTTTGTTATGAAAATGACATAAATTTTTATAATCGTGAGGTGTAGTATAGTTTAATTTTAGGGTATTTCTCACTGTATGATATATAATCGGTTCAAAACTTATATATTTTATTCCTATGTCTTTTAAATAATATCCTACGAAGTCTGCATGTACTTTTGAAAGAAATACTCCTGTAGTGTCATTGTAAATACTGTTAAAAAAACTTTTTGCAATTTTATTATCTTGCCATGGTCCTATAGTTTGATATCCTATTTTATCTACTTGGTCTAAAATTTTGCACCAACGTTCTATAAACGACCAATGTATTATACATATGTCATCTTTTCGAAAACTAAAACTTTTTATTTTATGTAGAATTTCTATATTAGAACTTCCTGGTCTTGATTGATTACTAAGTTCTATATGTAGTTTTTTTGCTATTACAGCAGGCCATGCAAAGTTACTAGGCAACGGACCAGGTTGTCCGTCCTTTTCACAACAATCTTGTAATCCGTGTCCGTAAGCATAACTACATCCAAATGCTACTAATCTTTTCATTTACTGCATCCAACTTTATAGTGCCTCTAATAAATCATGTCTTAGATTTATATGTATTGTATTTGTTCTATATACCCAATGCCAGTAATTATGAACCAAAATATCATAACAATCTGCATACATTTTAGTAAGTTCTGCATCAGATTTGTTTATAATATTTTCAATCTCTTTATATGCTGCTAAAAAACGATCTATTTCATCTTCTATAGTATCATATGTTTCGTCAATAATTCCATCAAACGTTTTATATCCTAATTTTCTTAAAGAATTAAGATCATTATGAGCACCTATTAAGATAAAAGGCTGCATAAAAATCATAGGTTTAAAAATCTTTTCACTAAAGAAATTTTGATCATTTGGTAAGTAGGTTTCTGTTACTATGTGTAAGTATGAGTCGTAAAATTTTTCTACTTTTAAATCTATTGTAGGATTTTCTACATTTGCATCAATTCCATCATTAAATCTTAGAGGTAAAATGCTTTCTAATTCTGTAATTTTGTCTAGTGTATCATCAGGCAATTTATCTTTTGCTTCTAATATTTCAGCTATATTTTTATCCCAATAATATGTTGTATCATCTACAATCTTATGACAAGTCAAAACACCTTTATGTTTATATTTTGAAAGCAAACTTGCAAGAACTATACGGTGCTTATGTGGTCTCCTGTTTAAACACACAAATTTATGTTGTCTATTTTTCCTTGGCAAATGGAACAATCCTTCTCTACCAAAATAGTTTACATTAAAATCAGTTTGTCCTAAATATTGTTGCTCCCACCAATTATAATATATGTTCTTTACTGGATAGGAAGGTTCTTTCATATTACCTGTCATCATCACAAAATTATTATATGATAAATTATACCTTTCTTTTATATAATCTATAATTATTTTAAAGAAAGATTCATGATTCCAGCCTTCCATATGGTTAATCATAAGTATTTTACATCTACCATTTTTAATGTTGTCTAAATGTTCTTGAGGAATATCTATAACATCATCTAAATTTAACTCATTATGAACAGGATTCCAAGGTATAGGAAAATAATACTTACCTTTAAAAAACGCAAAATTCTTTTTTGATAAAAAGGTATAAACTTTTTGAGCTATGTTTTGCACTGCACCTACTGCTATATAAGGATCTCCGTGCGCTTGAAATTTATCAGGATGTTTTAATAATAGATCTTTATTTAATCCGCAATGAAAGTTGTGAAGGGCAAATCCTTTAGGATCTCTAGGCCAGTAATCTTCAGTTAGATCATCTCTTGTATAAATGGCAACCTTTTCCATATTATTCCTCTATATCGATAATTTCATCAATCCTGTTAGGATTAGTGTAGACTGCTTTGAAGAATTTACTTTGGGATCCGCTTAGTGGCACAGTAGATATAGGAATCTCTAATTTTTCAATAAGTATATCACCTAAAAGTTCTATTTCATTTTCTAAATTTTCTTCTGTTACAGTTTCTATTAACTCATCCCAATGTTCGTTTAAATAATCAAAATCACGAACATTTACATAATCCCAATCTGTACACATAGTTCTCCACAGACCTTCTCGAGCACCATATATAGCCCATAGACCATTTTCCACATCAGCACCTATCATAAGCCAAATATATAATCTATGCAAATTTTTCCAATGATTTTTATGGAACTCTTCTACACTTACTTTTACACCACGATCAAGCGCCATCTTAACGCCTTCTCTAAATCCTGCCCTCCATGCTTGATGTGGTGTAGCGTTATTATAAACATCTGAAAAACAACTATTTTGTTGAATATATTGTACATCCCAACAAAAGTCTACTTGTGCATGAGCATTATTTGGATCTGCATTTTCATGAGTGCGCATACGTAGTACAAAGTCTTTGGGCCAGCACTTAATCCCTCCGTTACCGTACATTAATCCATTTACAGCATTTCTGCCTGCCCAACTAATAACACAGTTTGACAAATCAGTATGTTCATCGAAATTTATTTCTTGGTTTAGAAATTTTTCGTCAATAATATTATCACCGTCTATAGTAATAAATCGATCTGTTTCTGATAACTCTGCACAGGCTTTGTGTGCTGCATCAGAACCTTTTACACCATGCACACGTTTTGCCCATGGAACTTTGCTACATAAATCTGCATAGTTTTTTTCTGCATTAGGTTCATCATATGATAGATAGATAATATCATAATCGATAGGTTTGAATTTGCTCATTTAATTACCTCGTGACCATAATTTTCAAAATATTTTGTAGTATATACACTAAATTCCATATCAGTAGGATCCCAATCATCTTCAAATTTTAAATAAATTTCGTCATCTTGAATCAATTGTTCAACAGATACTGTAATTGACTTCAGTAAGATATTTGGATCATACTTTTCAGTAATACTAAAATATACTGTATCATTTGTAGAATAACCTGCAAGTTTTATAAATTTTTTAGTTGTAGGGTTTAAAAGTAATTCCCATCTTTTTAATTTATTGTTTTGTCTAATAAGTAAATCATATTCTTTATCTATGTGAAAGCTATATAGCTCTTTGCCTACTAAAACTTTGTCTCCGTTTGATAACTCATTACTTTTGTGTATGGTCAAATAGTTTTTTTCTATAGAATAAATATCCTTTGTAGTTAAATTTATAACACTCAGCCCATTATTATATTCTATTAAATTACTTCCAGAATAGAAAAAAATGTCTCCAAATTCTCTTTTGTGTACAAGTTCATTCACATCAATCATATATAGTTTGTTATTATCTAAAAATTTATCTCCTATGGTAGTTGGATCTTGAAATTCAAGTTCCTTATTACTATCATTGTATAGAATTACATTTTCTACAATTAATTCACAATTACTTTCGTTAAAACTTGTATTTCTTTCTTGGTCTTTTTTAATTTTGTATACATTACCATTATAATAGACGTGTTGTCCGGCCACATGTTCTAATTCATTATACCATACATCAACATGTACTCCATCATATATTGGTACAGAAACTTCTAAAGACACTGTATGATCTTTTGTTGACAAATCTGATAACTTTACATCTTCAACAAAAAGTAATACGTTATTGAAGTCAAAATCTTCATTTTCTTTGTTGTCTTTTAAAAATCTGTATATATTGTTATTATAAAAGACTAATTGATCTTTTTTGTATCTATCTTGCTTAATAAAAATATCTATACTTACACCGTCGTATATTTTTTCTAAACTAGAATGTCCTTCGTTACTAGAGCTAGTTCTTGAAAATTCATGAATAAAAGAGCTAGCACTGTTATAATGATCTTCATAATTAATTTCTTTTACAACAACCTGTTTCAATACAAAATCATATACAACTACAAAATCAGAAACACTTTTTGTTCCTTCTAAAATAGGTTTTACTATTTCTGTAGCAACTGGTGCAATTTCGTATTCGGTATCTAAAGGTCTCCGATTGGTAATTTTATAAATTTTACCTGTTGCTTTTTCATAAGAAACATAACTTTCGTTTTGTTTTGCTTGTTGTATTTTAATACTATTAAGTAATTCTTTTAAATTAGACATTGAGTAAGACCTTATATCTTTCTATCACAGGAGTTTTATTTACAAAATCATTTTCTGTATAATGTAATATACCTGACTGCAAAAAATTTCCTATTTTTATTTCACATTTAGGATTGATATAGCATCCTACTTTGTCTAACCAACTTTTGTTTACTTGTTCCCATCCTTGACAATAAGGTTTCATATGAGTAAATGTAGGATTTTTAACATATTTGTTTGTTATTTTGCTCGTACAATTTAGATTTATTGCTGTTATTGCAGCACAGACATCCATACTAGGAAAACTAGGGGTCGATTTTTTAACTACTGTTTCATAAAATCTGCCATAATCTTTTACAACGGTTTCTAATTCTTGATAAAAATTCATGCCAAAATCATTTTTCTTAAAATAGTGGAATCCTGAATATAGATTTGGTAAATTGTTTTGCTCAAATGCTTTTCTATAATAAGATGTATCGGCAATATCTCCTCTATAGTCATATACCTTGCTTGTATAATAAACATCGTAATTTTCTAAAAATTGCCACCATGAATCTATATTTTCTAAAACTAACATATCTGTATCTAAAACAATTGTTTCTTCATATGGTGTGGCATGATACAGTTTCCATCTATTTTCTATTTTCCAGTCTTTGTCTATTGCATCGTCACCAAACGGAATAGAAATTATATTATCAAACAAAAATTTATAATTGTCTGGTACTTCGTCATTTGTTACAATACTTATAGGTGCATTATTTGTCGCCTTTAAACTCATTGCTAAAAGGCAAGATTGAATAATATAATCGCCAGAGGAAGAATTCTGTGCTAATACTAAAAAACCTTTATTGTTCATTTACCAGTTCCTTGTCTATCACACGTGACAAACTAAATTTATTCATAACATGTACATTTAAATTTTTTGTAGAGATAGCATGATACTCACCAATGTAATCTTTTTTAGCAACTAAGAAAAGCATTTTCTCTTTATCTATATTCCATAAAATATCTTGATCTGTAATGTATGTTAGTTTTCCTGGCATCTGTGCTGCAAAGTTTCCTTTTTTAAATCCATTTAGGATATGTATTGCAATACTAAATGCAAAGTCATTTCTAAACAACAAAGATTGAATTTGGTAAACTCTTCTATAATGATGCCACTCTTCTTGAATATGTTTTATCAAATTAAAAAACATCTTGTTTGTTTCGTTTTTTCTAAAAAACACACAGGTTGCCCAATAAAATTCACAACCGCTATCGCTAATAAACTCAAACTCTTTGGTATTCCTAGTACCACTTAAATCATAAGAATCCTTATATAATAATAAATCATGATTACTACGAAAACAATTCAAAAACAAATCATTAGATATAATAAAATCACTATCTAACAAAAGCGTTTCGTCATAAGGTGTCAGATCGTATGCTGACGATCTTGAAGAATTTTTAAAATTATCAGATTTTGATGATAATGCTCCGTCGAAAAAGTTACGTAAGTTTTTTTTATGGTCATAATCAATTTCTATTATTTTGTCAAAAACATTTTCATTATATGTTTTTTTTAGATAATCTACATTATCCGTAATGATAGATGTAGGTAGACCGAGATGCTGCTTTACTTTTTTAGCTAGATAAAAAGCTTGTTTTACATAATCAATATTTGAATTATTTCTAGCAAATACTATAACACCTTTACTCATTTGCATCCACTAATTTTTCTACTGTTCTTTTTTGTTTTAGTTCTACAAACTCGTTGTAGTAACTGTTAGAAGCTGTAAAATAAACGTCAAGAACATTTGAGTGAAACTCTTCGAGATCGATAACTTGTACAGGCAATTTATTATCATCAACGAGAACAACTTCTGTATTTCCTGTTGATAGTAATGTATAACAAAAGTTAATTAATTCTCTTGTTACTGTAAACTGAGACCCATTATGATAGTAAAGAAGTTCTTGATTATATTTTTCTTCTAAAACCCTTTTTTGGTTATTTAATGTAACCATATAATTACTAAAATCGAGTGCTTTTTTAAGACGTTCGTCCATAGAGGTGCTCCTACTATACTTTTACTATAGTATATAACATAATTTGTTTGTTGTCAATGAAAGACTGGCTTAGAAATTAGCTACTGTAGTGCCTGTAATAGCATCACTATATACGACCGTGTCAATAGTTTCGCCATTAATTAGTATTTCACCATTAGGTACAGCTAGGAACATTTGGCTCGTTGTTGTTCCTTTTACATATTCATCTATACCTTCGCCATGGAAATCTTGGCATTGCAATTTTATTTGTAAAGTATTAGCGTCAACTTTTAAAGCATCCACAACTATCTGATTATTTGAATAATTGGTAGTGCTAGAACTTGTGTAAACCCTTGTATAAGTAGAACTTAGATCTGCGTAACCCTTAGTAGATATAATTCCATCTGAATCCTGTGTTTTATTATAGCCCATTCTTATTTGCCCAACATCTGCCATTAAATTTTTCCAGTTGTTGGTTTTTAATTCTCCGCCAGTGTACGTTAATGTCAAAGACATTCTTATTTCTCCACCCGAATTAAAAAAGCTATCTAAAGATGTTTCGCTCGAAAAATCTACTGTAAAAATATGACTTATAGCTGTTCGCCATTGTAAACTTCTTGTAGACCCTAGTACAAAAAGCCCACTAGGTACAAACAACGGAACTATGTCTGCCTGGTTAGTAATGTCTATATCAAATCTATTAGTTTCTAGACCTCCAACTTGGGTTTCTAAATTTGATATGTATAATTCTTCTACTTTATCAGTTGATGCTAGATTTGTTGCATAATCACCTACAACATAAGGATCAATAGTAATTCCATCGCCGTTTTGATGGGCATCTATCCGTATAATATCTTTATATAAATTTATATATTCTTCATCATCTATTATGTCTACCGTGGAAGAGACAGGTGTGCTTAATAGAGATTGTCCATAGCCGTATCCAGCTTCTCCTCTATCTGATACCACAGTTCCTACTCCAGAATATAGAAAACTTTTACTAGAAGTTAATGATCGTTGAGCATCTGTTTGACCGTCTGACTGAATAACTGTGCTAAGACTTGCAGAAGTAAAAAAGTTGTTAATCAGGTTTTGATTAGAAGAGCCGTTGGTCAAATCATTTACCCAATATGCTACACCTAGTGCTCTTGCCTTTCTAAACAATCCATATCTGGTGCCTAGATTTGTACTAAAAGCATCATTACTTTCGTATAAATTTAAAACAAAATCTTTATAAGCAAGCACAGTTGCCTTAGGTGTACTTCCCCAGTATATAGTTTTGTATTCATCGTACCAATCGTTCCAGTTGTAAGTCGCAGGAGTCGATGGTCCAAGAATTTGTTCTACTTGAGAATATAAGTCATTAAATCTATTTGCAGTAATAGTAACAGGCAATTTGTTTCTCCTTATTACTATTTATTTGAAGTTGTCTTTACATTCATTAAGTTGGCGGCAATACTGTGACCGTATCGCTACCGCTAATAGAGCCGCCTGGCCCTGTAACAGTCATTGTCACAGTATGGTCTCCTTCTGCTGTAAATCCATAGTTAGGAGTAAAATAGAATGAGCCAGGAGTATAATCTACAACATCTGTTGCGGTTCCTGAAGGTCCTGTAATTGTATATTCTACCGAATCAATATCGCCTTCTGCTTGTATAAATCCTCTGCCAGTTGTTCCGAATGCAACACTTTCTGCAAGACCTGACCATTCAGGCTGTACAAGCCAACTTGGAGCAGTAGGTTCAACTGAACTTAATACTTCAAAGCTAACTGTTTGTGATACAGTATTGCCTTGACTATTTTGTGCGGTAAGGGTAGCAGTTTTTGTTCCTATTTCTTCTAGCGTAAATGATGTTGCACCAGTTGAGCCGCTCGGAAGTGGCAAATCACTATATTCTACATCATAATTAGTTGTAATACTTGCGGTCGTTGCATTTGCAACTTGATAAATTAATCTAACTGGTGTGTCTATTTCTATATCACCAAAAGGTTCTGGATAAAATGCACTGATTGTAGGTTCTGGTGCGTTTACTGGTATAGTTACTGTTGCTGTAACATTGCCGCCTGCATTAGATGCTGTAAGCGTAGCAGTCACATTACCTGTTCCGTCTGCTTCTTCAAATATTACTATATCACTACTTCCGTTAAGTGTAGTATATGTGTCAATCTGTGATATTCCTGGCCCTGCTAGTGATACAGTAACACTATCAGCATTTAACACATTCCATGTTGCGAAAACAGGTTCTCCCCAATATGCAACACTTCTATTAAATGTCCAACTAGTGATAGTTGGTGCGTCAATTGTTATGGGTGGTTCACCACTAATACTCGTATCATTTATTGTAATACTTGCAGACACTGCAGGATGATTATCTAATGTAAGTGTCATTGTTTCCTGACCTTCAGTAATTACATCCGCTACTGGATTGTAATTCTTTATTGCTGTATTACCATAAACTGTAAATGCATCTTGTAATTCATCTGACAAGGTGCCGCCCGGAGTACCTCTGTCTCCTACTGTTCCAAAGGTACCTCTATCATATACAACACCGTTTCCTGCACTTATGAATACTTTATCTTGTGTTAAAGACCTTTCAGCATCTGTGAGACCTCCCCACGGTGTAGTTCCTAGGCTTGCAGAATAGAAAAAGTTATCTTGTGTTGTTGATCGAGAAATACCTCTTTGTATATCATTTACCCAATATGCTATGCCTTCTGCTCTCGGTTTTCTAAATAATCCGTATCTAGTACCTAAACTTGTACTAAAAGCATCATTACTCTCGTATAGATTCAATATAAAGTCTTTATCCGATAGTACTGCTTCTTTTGTCGAAGCCCAATTATATTGTGCTTGAAATTCTGCATACCAGTCATCCCAAGTATATGTTACTCCTGATCCGCTTCCGGTACCAATTAAATATGTTTTGTTAGGCGTTAGAGATCTTGATGAATCAGTTTCTGTGCCGTTTGCTTGTATCCATGCTATTGGCACTGTACTGTAATTTACGCTACTCCAGAATACATTTTCCCAAGCAGTTCCATTTTTATTGTGTACACGTATGTACTCATCTGTCCAATATGCGATACCGGCAGCATCAGGTAATCTAAACAGTCCATACCTAGTACCCCAATTTTGTGTTTGATACTGATTGTTTGAATTATAATATGGATATACAAAATCAAAACCTTCTAGTGCATCTTCTTTAGATATTCCGTTTAAGTAGGAGGTTCTAAATTCGTTGTACCAGTCATCTAAGCTGTAAGTTCCGTCTGATAGATCTTCACGTTGAATACCCGATATAGTAAATGGCACTTGTGTACCATTTGTTACATTTGTGGTTGTAAGTATGAAACTAACAGTGCCGCCTTCGTTTATACTTGTTGAACTAGGAGTAACTATATATGTTGCTGCTCCTGATTCTGCACTACTGTCATTAATTAAAACAGATGTTCGTGCTAGATTATTATCTAATGCAAGTTCAAAAGTTTCTACACCTTCTGTTGCAAAATCAGCTACAACTGCAAAAGTTTCTATTCCTATGCCATTGTTGTCAATGGTAAAATTGCCAGATAAACTACCTGACACTAAATCAGCAGCACTAATGCCAGTGATAGTATATGGCACTGTACTTCCTGTAGGAACATTAAATGTGCTTAGTGTAATAGTAAATGCAGATCCTTCATTTACAGCAGATACACTTGGAGTCAATACATATGTAGGTCCACTTGTCGGTGTCTGGCCTGTTAGATCAACATTTGTGAATACACCAGGAGAAGGAACACTTACATCTCCTGTGGCTCTAAATAGTGTAATTAAACTTCTTAATGTCCCGTCAACATTATTATCCACATTGTTATCGCCAACAACATCATTAAATTCAATTCTAAATGATATTTGAGTTTCACTTACTGCTCTTGCTTTTACTAAAAAGATATTTCCTGCATATACACCGCTGTAAGATCCTGCGCCAATTTTTGTGTATATGGTTTGATACGAACTAGTTAAGCCAAAATTACCTATATTAGTTCCGCTTCCGGAAGATGCGGCAGTTGCAAGACTGTTAAATCTTACTATACCTACTTCGTTTGTCAACGCCGCCCAATCTAAACCCTTAGGAGTACTAGCATTTGTATTAGATGGATCAATTCTAATTTCGCCGCCTGTATTAAAATAGTGACGTCTTGCATCACTACTGCCAAAAGTAACAGTAAACTCGTGAAATATTAAACCATTCCAAGTACTTGTTCTTGTCGAAGTGACTGCTGTTTGAGAGCTTGCTTGGCTAGGATGAACATTACTTTTGTCGGTTTCGACTTTACGCATTAATGACTCAAAATCTGATATACCCTTTTTTGTTCCTTCGGGGTCAGCTGACTCTAGTCCTTGATCATTAATTATAAATGAAGTTTCGTCTGCAACTACGTTTTGATTTTCTAATACAATTTGTATTTCTGTAACACTAGGATCACTTGGACCAACTTGATGAATCCTAGCTTTTATAATATCAACATATAAATTATTTAGATTATCAGCATCAATTAAATCTCCGGGTAACACTTGAGAACTTTGTATAAGCTGTCCATACCCGGTTGTACCGGAGCCATTACCTAAAATTAGTTCAATCCTTGATTGTAGGTTATTAATTCTTGCTGCGGTAACTTCTGCCATGACGATCCCTTATACCTTTAGAACACATTCTACTAGTTTTTCACCCTCGTCAAAGTTGTTCTCTAATGCAATGCCAACAACTGAACCTCCATTAATTGCTGTACTTGCACAACCATTGTCGTCAACATATACAGCATCGCCTTTTGCAACTGGTCCAATTACTCTTACAGGCAATCGTCCTTTTAAACCAATGTATTGTCCGGCAGCTTCACTATTCATCATAAATGCAGGGTCAGTAGATACAACTCCGATAGCTGTACAACCTTTAGACACTGCTTCAACTTCATGGTCTGTATGGTCGCATACACAAACTACAGTTCCTGCTTTTAACTCTTCGCCAGTTGTATATTTTTCTGCTAAATCAGCATACCTTGCTTGAGTAGCAGTACCTTGGAATAAATTTGCTGACAAGTTACCTGTTGCATCACGAACCGCCACTGTATTGTTAGATGTTCCTACAGATGCTGTTCTATAATTGCCGGATCCATCATTTAAGGAAGCAGCTTTCGTTGCAACTCCAACAAAACTACTTGCATATATATCATTCCAAGTTAAAGATGCACTACCTAGATCGTAGGTATTGTTAGTAGAAGGATTCAAACCTGAGCTAGTAAGTGTAGCAATGTGTGTTTCTACGCCGCCGCTATCTGTTGCTTTAAATTTAATCTTACTATTCAAGCCTGTGATATTTGAAATGACAGCTTCGGTTCCATTTTCTACAAGTATCTTTAAATCTTGGCTATCACCTACACGTATACCTGCATCTGGAAATGATACCAAAGTTGTAAATGTTGGATTAGAAGTTTGTACAAACTGATTTGCAGCTAATCCTTGCAACCTGTCAGAATCAAGGGCAGTTCCTCCAAAACTGTGGCGTCCAGTTGTAAATGGAGTATAAGAAACTACCGAATAATTTGGCACAGTGATACCTTTATAAATGGTACTATATCCTGCATCAATTAAAGATGTTTCGCTTGCATTTAACACAAAATAGTCAAAGCTAATTATAGAAACAACGTTATCGTTTACTGTTGCTGCAATTATGCTTCTAGTCGCTCCGCCGTTATCTAACACTTCACGACTTTGCATTTGTGTAACACCTTCGCCTGCGTTTTGTGGGCCTATTAAAACAAAAGCAGTGCCATTGTAAACATATAATTGGTCGTTGGTATTATCCCACCAAAAATCACCGTCTGTAAGTCCTGCAGGTTCGTCCGCGCCAACTTCAGCGCCGCCTGTAGTTCTCCACTGTGTGCCGTCGTAAAATTTTAATTTACTATTACCGCTATCAAACCAAACCTGGCCGCTTATAGGCCTAGATGGTTGATTTGCACCGCTAAAATTTTCTAACAAAAACAGGAAGTTTTCGTTTTGTATTTCACCGTAACAGGAAAAGTTTTTTCCGATAAATTTAAGATCTGTTGTTTGATCTACTGTACCGTCTTCTACTGTTGTTAACAGTGTATTATTATATCTATCAATTTGATACGCCATTTTTGTCAAGCCCCTAAGTAATATACTTATTTATTCAATTATGGATATGCAGTGTCACTAACAAAATTCCATGCAGCACCATCTGAAGAAAAAGTAATAAGTTGTCTAGATGGCGAAAGTGTAGCACTACCAGATGCAGTAGTATTTGCTACAATATCTTGTACAACTGCTCCTGTGCCGCCGCCTGCTAGATCAACTTCTATAAATGATTTTTGTAAAACTCCTGTATTGTTGTCCGCAACCGATACGTTGATACCGCTAACAGTAGCACCAGAATAAGATGTTGCGTGTATTTTAGCTGATTTACCCGCATTTTCTACTGCGGCAGGATATAAATCATCTAAGTATGCAATTAAATTAGAATATAGTGTTGCGCCTGTACCCAACCCTGTAATATCCATAGAAAACACAATCGGTTCAGTAGCAATTTGATTGTCTACATAAAACTTTGTAGCTGCATCTTGGTTTTGTGTAGGATCAGCCAACCCTGTGATTTTTTGACTATCTGTAACATGAATATCGCCAGCACCGGTAATTAAAATTCCTCTGCCATCGATATCTACATCATTTGCTATAAAATTAAGTGTAGTTGCACTTTGTAAAGTATTATTAACTGTAATTGTGCCATCAACTTCTAGAGAAATCAGTGTGCCTATCCTAGTTAGACCAAGTGCAGTATCGATACTAGGATCAATAGTTGTATTGGTAATTTTGTCTATACCGCCAATTTTATAAGTTGAACCGGTAGAAGTTAAATTTAGATTTGAATTAGATGTCCATGCATTATTTGCATTAACCCACGTAAATGTTTTGTTTGTAGTACTAGCTAATACTGTTAATCCTGCGCCGTCAACTGCTGTATCATCGCCATATGAACCGCCTTTCACATGTGCAAGATCAATATTTTTATCCTCAACTAGAAGTGTTGTTGTTTCAACGGTAGTTGTATCGCCTTCAACAACTAAATCTCCAGTTATTCTAAGATCACCGTTTACATCTAGAGTGTACTGTGGTGTATTTGTAAAAATGCCTACTCGTTCTGTTGATGCATCTATATACAACGCATCAACAATAACTGCGCCGGATGGTGTGGTTCTAACACGCAAACTAATATCATTATCTAATAACTGATTTTCAAAATAAAATCTCGGTCCAACAACTTTTTGAACATGATTTTGTGATAAACCAACTGTTAAACCACCTGAGTTTTGAATTGTTAATGTACCAACAGTTACTCCATTAGCATCTGAAGGTAAAAACTGGTCGGCTGTTCTAGTAACTCCTGCACCTGTAATAAGAGCATTAGCACCACTAGCAGTTCCATAAAATCTAAAATTAGCACTATCAATTACATTTATGCCTTCATTTATTATACCATTTGGATTGTCTTCTGTTACTAAACCTAAAATCCTCTGACTATAAACGGGCGTAAATGTTAAACTACTTAGCACAGCAACTAGTTCGCCAGCAATATATAAATTTGCTAGTGTTCTTGATCTAGATTGAGTATCGAGTATGCTTTCGATTTTAAATCCACTTACACCTTGTGATTCTGTATATTGTGGTCCAACTAAAATTAAATCATTGCCGTCGAATGCATAAAGTTGATTTTTTAAGTTATCTATCCACAAATCGCCTGCAACCATTTGCGGTCTAGTATTTTGCACATACGGACCGCCGCTTGCTTTCCATGTAGTGCCGTCATAAATTTTTAATCTTTCATCCGACCTGTCATACCATAGTTGACCTACTAAAGGATTGCTAGGAGCAGAAGTGTTAGCAAAATTTTCTAATAATTTAATAAAATTTTCATTAAAAAATTCTCCATATCCGGAATAATTTCTACCAACTAAAACAAGATTAGTAGACGAATTGTCAATTTGTCCATCAATTAATTCAGTAAGTAATGTTCCGTCTGTTTTGTTTAGTTGATAACTCACTTTATTCTCCAGTATAAATTATGTAGTTTACAGATAAAAATGGATTCATAGTTTCTATTGGTTGATTGAGATCTCCTGTAGTTTTTACGCCGCCGCTAGCAGGAAATGCTTGAGTGCCTCCCGTACCTGGATCTATTGTAAATGTAATTGCTTCTTCATCAACTGGTTCGCCGGCGCCTACACGCAATCCATAATATTGCGTTCCCGATGGCGCTTCCATATCATGTTCATGTTCGGGTAAATTATCTGTGTTGATTGTGCGTGATTCACTGCCAGCATTTCCGCCTATTGCATCCGCTGCAATATCAGTTACCCTATTAGCAGGCTGTCCGCCCATATTGTCTAAACCTAATGCAAATCTTCCGCGTAAATCCGGAAGCGCAAAACTGTTTACTCCTTCATCTGATAATAACGACGAATCTTTAAAATTAAATCCAATTGCGTTAAACAATGTTGTATAATCTGATTTTAGAACCTCGCTGCCATCACAAAACAACCATCCTTCAGGAGCGTTTATACCCCCATATGGCATAATTGATCCTGGTGGAACTAAAGGAATAGTTTTAAGAAAGTTTCTTTTTGATATCCTATATACGCCAGTTGACCCGGTTTTTACATTTAATAATAATTCATCTGCATTTGACGCATCAAATGTTAGATCTTTGTTAGCAATAAAACTGTTGGCAACCTGTATATTGAAAGTTTTACTAGTGCCGCCTGTTTGACCATCAAATTCAAAACTATTATTTTCTACATCGCCTGATACAGAAAATGTAGTTGCACTTGATAGTCTATCTGCAGAACCTGCCCGACCAGTGACTGTACCACTCACATTACCTTGTACATTACCTATAAAAGTATTGGCAAAAATTTGATCATACTTATTATTTGTTGTTCCTACATTTCTTGTGCCAGATGAATCAGGAGCAATATTTCCTGTTTGTAATATTCCTCCTATGTCTACATTGCCGCCAACATATAAATCTAAAGCAATGCCGGCGCCGCCGCTGGTTATTATAGAACCGCTGTTTATGCTTGTGCTATTATTAGCACTAGTTACGTTCAGTATACCGGATTCAGGCTTACCTTCTCTAGGTGCTATTGTAATGTCGCCTTTTACATCTAATTCTGTTTCAGGGGCAGTGGTATTAATTCCAACAAAGCCCTCAGAATCTAGTCGCATCACCGTAGGTAATCCAGTAGATGTTTTTAATCTAAAGTCAATATTAGACCCTACAATGTTTTGTTGCAAAATTACTGCTTCATTTTCTACAGCAATCTTTAATTGATTTCCCGAACCTACTGATAAACCTTCATCATTTTTTACTATCAAAGGAAAACTTGTTTGGCTTTGGGCATTTCCTCTAAGGAAATTTATTGCAGGCACAACTTCTTCACCCACAATAAGTGCCTCTGCTTTTTCAGCTATGCCATTATATTTTAAAGTGTCATTAACTAAAGGCTGATTTGTAATATTCATACCTGCCTTTATACCTTGTCTAAAACCCGGAATTACTGTTTTAGGAACAAAATCGCTGTCTGATATAATTATTGCAGGTTTATCTTTAATTTTTACAGTCAATACTGAATAAACACTATCATTTGATCCTATAATGTTTTCAGATTGAGTTCCTGTTAAAAGTCCATCACTAAATTCTGGACCAACTAAAACCCATCCTGTACCTGTGAACAAATATAATTGCTGACTTTCTGTGTTTACCCACAAATCGCCTGCTATACTGTTAGATACTTCTGGTTGTGAAGGAGATTTTTTAAGTCCTCCACTGGCTGTCCAGGTTGTACCGTCATAAACTTTCAGTTGATTTACACTTTCAGAACTATCATACCAAAGCTGTCCTTCTACTGGACGCTCCGGAGCACTACTATTTGCAAAATTTTCTAATAGGTGTAAAAAGTTTTCTGCAATAGCTTGTCCATATGAAGTAACATTACGTCCAGGTATAGTTAAGCTAGTCTCATCATTTAGAGTAGCATCTTCTACTATAATTGTTCCTTTGTTTACAACATCTGTATAACTAATTTGGTATGCCATATTTTTATCCTGTCAAACTCTGTACTCTAACTGTGTAATCAATTTGTATCAAGCGGTTAAGTGACTTTTGCACAGGATGGAAAATAACATGAGTAATCAGTCTGCCAGTGCCATCAGGACTATAACTTTTCAAACCTAATTCATCAAATACATAAACATCATTTGTGTTGCTTGCTGTATCGAAAGCTTGTTGTCCGTCTGGTTCTCCGTAGTCTAATAAACAGCTTACAAGAATATCAGTATAGTTTGTACCGCTTAAATGTCTTGTTTCAATTTTATTTCTTGTAGGATCTGTATTGTTTACACTAGAATCATCTACAACTTTAGTATAAGTTTGATTGTAAAGTGCTGCATTTGTTCCTGTAGAATTAGGAGTAAGGTAAGTAATTATGCCTGTAGGATCAATGTTTGTTCCGCCATTACCAAAACTCATCTCGTATATAAATCCTTCACCTGCATTTGCAAGGCTTTCAGCTAATGCAATACTCATGTTTTCATAATGGATTGCATTCCTTTTATTCACATAAACTTCTTGGGAAGTTGGGTCAAATATTTTAATATGACCTTGTACTAATATTCCATGATTTTCTTGCATTATACTATCCAAATTATCCTATACTGTATTTATTAAGGTTGTTCATATGTACCAGCACGTAAGAATCTTGCTATTGAATTTTGTGAATTTCCTAGCATTTCATTGTCTTTAGTCCATACTTGTCCTTGTCTTTTTATTACTGTAATTCTTGAATTTTCTTGTGGAACATTCAACAACGTTATTGTGTTATTAACTGTATCAACACTAAATTCTGCTGGTAAAATTATGTCTCCTTCAGGACTAGTTAAAGCTTTTGTTTGATCAAATACAGCTATTTCATTTTTCCTTAAACGTTTGCCAGCAGCAAATACTTCAATTTCATTAATACTATCTATATTGTACCCTATCGTAAACGTAGTGCTTACTCCATCCGCAGTTAAATTTGCAACTAAATTTTGATCTTTGTAAGGCACAGTTTTATCTTTATTTTGATTAAACACTTTTTGGCCAGCAACATGAACTTCTGGCACACCTGTACCTAGTGTACCTCTTCTTATCTGGCGCAATGTATTTTGTTCTTTGACAAAATATTCTATTCTTTCGCCATTAATAAAAATAATTCCTGGAAGATTTTTTCCTTTATCAGGTGTTGGTAAATCTTCTCCGTTTTGCACTTCTATTCTAAGGTCGTTATATGCCAAATCTTGGGCTAATACTGTAGAATGTGCATCTAATCTCTTGTAGTGTGTTCTGTTAAGAACATCTTTAAACTGTCTATATGCGAATCCTTCTACTGTAAGATCTGCTGTAAAATGAATTATTTCTATCGTATCATTTTCGTTAGGAATATTTACTAGTCTTAATCTCATTCTGTCATCAGTAATAAAATAATCCACACTAGGTGTTAATAACTCTCCATTTTTGTTAACCCAAACATATTGTGCATCAATAGCAGGAGCTCTTAATTGTATTTCGCCTGCAGTTAGTCTAAGATACGTGCTTAATTCGGTATCGGTAATAAGTGTTTCTCTTTTTACCACATCATATTGTATTTTTTCTATTTCTTTTAAATTGTGGTTACTAAATTGTGTAACATAAATGGTTGCATTATTGCTAGGAATATCTTTAAGTGTAATTTGGTTTCCACTAATAGTGTATTCACTCTCTGCTATATTGTAAATTTCAATCGTGTCCCCTGGTTGTCCATACTCGTCTCCTAATATGATAGAACTATTAGAAATATCTAAACGCCATTCTGTTGGTGTAAAAATTTGTTCTCCGTTTAAGAAGACTAACATAGTTTGCGCATCTAACGATCCTGCTGGCTGTTGGAATAATTCTAACTGATATTCTCTTTGGTTGTTTTCAGGTATAACAAATTTCTTACTATACCCGCTGTTAAGAACTTTTTGATCAACTCTAACAATAGTATTATGTTCTGTAGGAAGTGCATAAAACGGCGCTTGTCCTAATGTAAATGTTTGTTGACCGCTTGTTGCTACAAATTCGTCAGTAACAATTTGACTGTAATTAACAGTTTGGTTATCTGATAATATTGTGTAATTTAATGTTTGGCCAAGTGTTGCTGGCTCAGTAAGTCTAAATGCTATTCTATTGTCGTCTTCAACAACTGTTGAATAATTAAATAGATTTATTTCTTGTACATCACCATTTAGAGTAACACTTAGAGCAATGTTGTCATTGTATTCGTAATCTATAACAAAATCATATTGCTCTTGCTGTGTTATCAGTAATTCGCCACTGTCTATTATATTGGTAGAAGTTGTTTCTTCTTGCAGTACAATAGATAGAGTTTTTTGAGGTTCAACATCCAACGTCAACTGTTTTGTTGTCCAGTTTACATTGAATTCTGATTTATCTAATAATCTGCCATCATATTTTACAAGTATACTATCTATGGTTCCTGGTAGTATATCAAAATTGTAAGTAAAGGTTTCGGTATTTGGTGGTATTCTAAAGTTTTTACAAATTATTAATCCTTGATTACCAGATTTTCTTGTATAAACTTTTAAATCTAATGTGTCAAATACAGATCCTGGCACTAATTCTTCTGTTTTTGCTCTAGAAGTAGAAACAAACAAATCACCGTCTGTAATTATTTCTTCTGCATTTATACCTGCTGCTGTAGTATATGCTAAATCTCCACCTTGTAAAGCACTATCATAACTGTCTAGATCAGGAACGACACTACCGTCACTTGTAATTTTTCTTACAATTAAAATGTCTCCGTCATTTAGAGTTATTCCTAAATTTTGTGTTTCGATAATTTTAGTTGTGCCATCACCTGTAATGCTATTAACTATTGCATAAGAATTTGTATATGTACCTTCATCAAAATTAGGATCGTCTATTCTTACACCGTTTTTATATAAATTATAAACTATATCTTTTTCAAGAGGGTTTCTGAGTTCTACAGCAATTGTAGAGCCATCAGATACAAAAATTTCATCCTCAAAAGTATTTTCATATATGTCCCACGCATCTGTGTACCACGGCTGACTATCCCAGCCGCTAGGTCCGCCGAAATCAAAACTCTTAACTTCAACGCCGCCATAATCTATGCCTGTCATCAATTGATTTAGGTCTTTACCGAACATATTGTCTGCAGGATTGTATGCAAATTTTATTCTATCTGCAGCATCTAATAAACTTAATGGTTTATAATATTCTATCCTGACTACAGCAGTTGATACAGGCGGTGTGACAAATGTAATTCTGCCTTGCTGGTAAGTATAATCTTTTACTTTTTCAATGTTACTAGCAGTATAAGTGCTTCGCAACATTTCTTGATTATTTACAAATACTTTGATTTTATTTTTATTTAAATCTAACGGCCATTTAAGATCAAAATTAACATCAATACCCGAACTTGTGAAGGTTTCGCTTAGGAACAAATCTTCAACAAAGTAATCTCCAGAAACTCTATCAAACTTTACCCTTATACTAGGTGTTCTAACTAAACTTTTTCCTAAGATTGCAAATGCAGTTGCAGTTTCACCATCATCAGTTTGTGCTCCTTCTAGTCTAATCTTAGGAGGATTTATAAACATGCCGCCTGGATTACGGACTATAATTTTTGTAACTTTACCATATCCAATAAACGCTTCTGCTTCTGCTCCAGAATTATTATCTTCAATAATAACTTTGGGTGGGAATATATAGCCAGATCCAGCATTTTTTATTTTTATTTCAGATATTTGAGCGCCAATATTATCTAAGAAGAATTTGCGAGGATATTCATCTAGAACATTGTCAACTTTTATAAGTGTATTTTGACTTACTGTAGATTTAAGTGTTTCTATTTGGTCAGTGACGTTGTTATAAAATGGTCCGGCGTCAAAGTCTGTAACTGCCGTATTTGTAGGTTCTATTCTATTATGTTTTGTAACAAACTCCCGTATTTTACTGCTATAAGGTTTTACTTCTTCTACATAATCTCTAAAATACAATAAATTATCATTCCTAAATGTTGCAGGCTGGTCTAAATCTCCTACATTATGATTTATTTTAATAAAACTAGTCTTAAATGCCCAGTCTATTGTAGATTGTTCAGCTACTGCATAACGCAAACCGCAGAAGAATAGATTTGTATATTCATAAGCAAGATTATTTACAAATATGTTATCTCTTAATGTTTCAAATATTATTCTTAATTCTCTAGCAGGATTGTTGTCAAATAGCACACTGTCGAAACTTCTGTTATCGTATCCAACTGTTGTAGTTACATTATCATACAAATTAGACAAAAATTCTATAGTTCCTTTTTCTCGTCCTATTGTTTCATAATCTATAGAATAATCTTCACTATTACTAGAACCAATTCTTTTTAATAGCAACCATCCTGATCCGCCAATATTTTTAATTTTAACTACACTATTAAATTCTGGATTGATTGTTTGTAATTGATAGGAAGCATCAATTTCGTAATTTACATTTGTAAATTGATTATATCCTGGTGCATACCAATCTTTGTACTCCCAATATTTTGTCACATCAAATCCTTGACTTAGACGACGGAACCAATTTTTTTGTATTTCATTGTATCCGTATACACTCCATATATTATTTGCAGTAGAATCTGATTGTACAAGTACACTAAACCTACGTACAGTGATACTTGTATCGGGACCATAACCAGATCCTTGAGAAACAATTTTAGCAGCCGTAACATTGCCTAAACTATTAATTGTAAGTTCTATTTGCGCACCTGTTCCTTTGCCACGTAATTCTAAAGAAGGTGGAACTTTATATCCTCTACCAGGTGAGGTTATATCGACTCTTATTATTTTTCCATTTGAAATAATTGGCTGTAATTGTGCTTGTGTAACATTGTTAGTGCTTACAAACTCTAATTCTTCAAAAGTATCTACAGTTATATCATATTCTCTTGATACTATACTAGGAGCTTTATCAGTCATTAGTAAATTAGAAATATCGTAATCATCAACTATTAGTAGCTCTTCAAACTTCAAATTTATTCTTTCTATTGTTTGCTTTAGTGCTTCTATTCTATTCACAAACATAGATTGTCTAGGCTGGTTTAATATACCATACTTTTGTTTTCTTGGTAAATTAATATCAGGAACAGGCCTATTATTTGTATCAAATCCTATTAAGCTATCAAACCATTTACGCTCAATATCTTTATCTAATTTAGAGTTACTATCTCCTTCTGATAATAATTTGAACTCAATATGTTCATTTGAATCTTTCGTAGGATTGGATTTATATTTGATATTAAGAACAACATCATTACTCAATATTAAATTATCAAAATTGTTTAAAATTATTCTGTTTTGACCAGTGAAACTAATATATCTATATCCAGTTTCTCTAGGTGTTCGTATTAAAGACTCGATGTCAAAAATACTTACTGTTCTATTTTTAATTGGAGGTATAGTTCTTTTATTTCTTACCCAAAAGTAATACTTAGTAGAGAAAACCCTTGCTACTTCGTCATAAATTAATTTAGAGCTAAATTTACTGTCTCCGTAGAGAGGTTGACCGCTAATACCAATCTTAATTCCTTCGTCTGTGTCTGCAAGTTTTGAATATTGACTTGGTAAGTAATCAGTTTCTATCCATTCATAAACATCTATAGATGCTCCTTCAGTTAATTTTGACCATGTGTTCTTTTGTTCAAGAATTGTTCCTTGATATGGATAATCAAATCTTGCAGTGCTTATATCCCACCAAACTTGTCCTACGTATTCGTCAAACCATGTTTGGTCTAAATCAAACTCTCGTTCAGTAGTGCTGCCAACATTATAATATGCAGGATCTTTATCAGTTTTGTATGTTATGTTTGCTTCTGCAACTCCTGCTATTTTTCCTTGAATTGGATCTATATAATCAACATAAGAAATAATCCTATTTTCCTTTGTATTATATAGATACACTCCTTCTATTAATTCTAAATCTACTGGAGGAACAATTTGTTTGTAAGTATTCCATGCTTTTTTTCCTTTTGGTTTTCTGTAATCTACTAGAATACCTTTTTCAGTTTCTAAACTATAAAATGGAATGCCTACATAAACGTGATTATTTTTTGCAAGTAAATTGCGTCCAAATTCTGCTGTAGTGTTATCAAATCTAAACTTCTCGCTGTATATATAAGAGCCATTTAGGTTTTCATAAACATATACAACACCGGTATCTACTTTAATATTTCTAAATTCTGTGAATCCAAGGTCAAACGAAGTTGGTTTTTCAGCTAAACTGCTCGATGGATCGTTTACAAACTTACTTCCGTATTTTTCTTCGGAGTTTGGATCTCTATTTGTATAAAAATCAAATGTAGTTGGAATCGTTTGGTCACCATTTATACTTGTTATTAATAAATTTTCATTAGTAAAACCAATTTCGTATCCAAAGTTTTCTGCAACTTCTCCTTGTGGGCTATATAAAACTTGTGG